ATGGAAGAGATAATCGTATAAGAGTAGTTAGTTGTGAGTGGAAATCATTACGTGCTTTGAGATTTAAGGTTTCTGAAAATAAATACAATCCAGAAAGACCATTTAGAAAATTAGTACCAGACACTTATAGAAAAAGAAGAGGAGAAGTAATAGAAACTAAATGGGTAGACGATATATGGGAAGCTACTATGATAGGTGGTAAAATATTGGTAAATGCCAGACGTAGAGATAATCAAGTTAGAAGCGTAGATGATCCAGGTAAAACTCCGCTTTCGTATGTTGGATGCATATATGGAAATACAACAGGTAAATCAACATCTATGGTTGATCTTTTAGATAATATACAGATGCTTTATAACATAGTAGTATACCAAATAGAACTTGCTATGGCTAGATCAGGTGGTAAGGCTGTTGTATATGATGTGTCACAGTTGCCGACTAATGTTGGTATGGACATGTCGCAAGTTTTATATCATTTAAAGACAGATGGTATAATACCAATCAATTCAAAAGATGAGGGTAACCAATTACAGTCGTTCAATCAGTTTCAACAAATAGACTTTACATTATCACAGTCAGTTCAGCAACTTATTAATTTAAAAGTCATGCTAGAAGACATGGCTGGTCAAATATCAGGTGTATCAAGACAAAGAGAGGGTGCTGTAGGACAATACGAGTATGTAGGTAATGTACAAAGAAGTGTAGTACAAAGCGCAACAATTACTGAAAGCTGGTTTTATTCACATTCTGAATGCAAACAAAGAGTTATGGAAAGAGTTTGTAATTTAATGAAGATATGTTGGGCAAACGGAAAAAAGGCTGGTATGATACTAGGCGATGGAGCTTATAAATTTTTAAACGTTATGCCAGACATAGCCCTTCAAGACTATGGAGTGTACGTTGGAGATAGCGGTAAAGATGATTCTATGAAACAAGTAGTACAACAGTTAGCACAAGCTGCACTGCAAGCTGGATCAATAGATATGTTAGGAGTAGTAAAAGTTTTAAAGGCCGACACTATGACTGAAGCTGAAAAAGTATTACAACAAGCTATGAATGAAATGAAAAAACAACAAGATCTTACTGCAGAACAACAAATGCAAGCACAACAAGTAGTAGCTCAAGCTGAACAATCTAAGTTTGAAGCTGAGGCACAACTTAAACAAATGGACAATGAGGCAAAACTACAAGTTGCTCAAATAAGTGCAGAGTCAAGAATGCAAGTTGCTAAAATACAAGCTGAAGTTGATAGAGACATACACGATACCAAAGAAAGAAATGAAGTAAGTAAAAAAGCTGCAGAATATTACATAAATAGAGAAAATAAAATGGAAGATATAAAAAGAGAAGATGACAAAGAACAAAAACGTACACCAGCAAGAACATCTTCTGACGATCTTAAAAAAGTAGCAGAAAACTTATAATAATAATTTTGTATATTTGCAAATCAGGGAATATTAATTAAAATAAAATAAAAATGTCAGAAGAATCAAAATTAGTAGATGAAGTTGTAGAAACACCATCTACAGAAACAACAGAAAGTAAGGAAGTCTTTAATCCGCTAGCCTTTGCAGGTGATGAAGTTTACAATCCAAATGATGATAAGACAGAGGCAGTAGAAGAAAAACAAGACGAAGTTGAAGAAACAAAAACAGAAGATACAGAACAAGATGATGATGGATTTTCTTGGGATAAAGTTGAGGTAGATGGGCAAGAGGACACACAAGAAGAAGAGTATGATTGGGACGGTACCGCAGGACAAAAACAAGAAGAAAAACCTGCTGAAACTGAATTAGATTGGAATAAATTTGGAAAAGAGCTTGGTATAGAAACTGCGTCCAAAGAAGATTTTGTAAACGCAATAAATGCATTACAAAAAAACGCACAACAAGAGCAAAATCCACAAGCTCAAAAAAATGCTACAGTATCAGATCAGGTAGCTGAATTAAAATCTTATTTAAATTATTCAGACAGAGATTTGGTAGCAGAAGAATTGAAAGCTGATGGTATAGAGGATTCAGAAATAGAAGAATCTCTTGATAAATTGGAAGATTCTGGTATGATGAAGATGAAAGCAAAAAGCATAAGACGTGTTATAAATAATGCTATAGACCAACAAACAACTTATGCACAACAACAAGCACAACAAAACGAAGAACAAAGAAAGCAAGCAGCAGAACAAGCAAAAAAACAATTGAAAGAACAAATAAAAAACATGAACGAATTCATGGGCGGGAAAGTAACAAAAAAACAGAAGGAAGAAGTATATAGATATGCTACTGGCGATCTAATGAAAGACATTTACGCAAATCATGCCAATGTTGCTGATGTTGCAATGTTTATGTTATATCGCAAGCAGATTGAAAAAATTCTTCGTTCTCAAGGTTTAGAAGACGGCAAAGCCGCTATCATGGATAGTATAGTCTCACCAAACCTTAACACTGGAAAGGGCAAATCTAACTTTAAAGTAAAGTCTAGTAAGTTTGATCCAAAAGCGTTCATGAGCGAGTAAGCTGAAAAAGAAAAGACAAAGTCTGCTTATAGTTGAAAGTTAATTGAACAAGAAAAAAAATGTTTAATTAATAAAATAAAAAAAATGGCAAAATTATTTTCTGGAACTTATGGTTCTGGTACAACGGCAGAGAATGCTTTGAATACAGCCCTAATGCAATACCCAGAGATTGCAAGAACGCTAATTCAACAGTATCCTCGTTATGCAGCGACTTACCTTTTAGAAAGAACAGGTCGTTTTGCAACAGAGAAAGTCTTAGGTGACAACTCTTTTGAATGGAAGGTTATGGGAAGATATAACCGTCCAAGTTTTAACGTTGGGTTTTTCTCAACTAATGGAACTTCATTTACAGCTTCTGGATCTGTTACTGCAACAGGCGGAACAATAGATGATGCAGATGCTAATGGTGATAAGTTCTTCTTAATTATAGAAGGTGACACTGGATCTAATAATAGAACTGGTGACTTCTTAAATAAATTTGATATGGTAAGATTTCAGTCAGGAGCTACAGCAGTAGTTATAGCTGACCCAATAGCAAACACTTCTTCAAGTGGAGCTTCAACAGATCATATCGTACAATTTGAAATGATAGACGCAACAGCTCAAGCTTTATTACCTAGTGATATTGCTGATGAAGCTATAGTAGCATCTATCGGTTCTGCATTCCCTAATGGATCAGATGGTGCTGATGTAGGTGAAAATCACATGTATCCTGAAACTCACACTAACTGGTTAACTACAATGCGTAAAAAATGTTCTGTTACAGGTAAAGACCTTACTGATGTAACTTGGATTGAAAATAATGGTTCAAGATTATGGTACTTTACAAGAGAACAAATGATGATGGATGAGTTTATGTACCAACAAGAATTACAAAGATGGTACGGAAGAAAGTCAGTAACTGACACTTCTATTAGAAGACCTAACGCTTATCAAACTGGTCTTTTAGGTACTTCAGGTACACAAGCTACTTCTGTAATCACAGGTGATGGTTTATTGGCACAGATTGATTCTGCTAACCAAGCAACATACTCTTACGGTTCTTTAACTGAAGACATCATTACTGAGTTTATTGCAAAAATTTCATTAAATACACAATCTGCTGAAGGAAACGAGTTTGTTGTATTTACTGGAACTGAAGGTAGATTAGCATTCCACAGAGCTATGAAAGATTTAATCGTTGCGCCTGCGGGCTCGCTTACGGGAGGATCTATGAAAGGTGTTAGTGGTGATGTAGATTTAGGTGCAAACTTTGTATCCTACAGCGCATTAGGTAATAAGATAACTATTGCTCATTGTCCTGTATTTGATGATCCAAACTTACACTCAGCAGCTGGAGGAACCAATTCATTTGGTGACAACAGATTAAGAGAATCTGCTAAGATGGTATTCATGGACTTCGGAAGGTCAACTGGTGTGTCTAACGTTGAGTTAATCACAAAAGGTGCTGAAGGAGTTAACAGAAGTATGATCAAGAAGTATGTAGCTGGAATGGTGAATCCTTATGACCAAAAAGCAATATTGGCTGCTAACGCTGATGACAAATTTGAGGCACACGTGCTTTCAGAAACTGGAATCGTAGTTAGAAACCCATTGTCTTGTGGTATCTTAAGTGCATCGTAATTATTAACCTTTAAAAATTAGAAAATATGGCAAATAGATGTTTTTTCTTCGCTGCAGATAGCGCAACTGATATGGTTTGTGTAGACAGCGATAAGATAACTGATATAGAAGTTTCAGATGCAACAACAGTAAACGTTAACTACGGCACAAACGCTGGAGGTAACGGTTCTATTATAATTGGCGTTACAAGTGGTAAGGCTGATAACGTTGTAAAAGAAATAGCTAGATTAGTTTTAGCTGGAAGAGGTGTAATTACTTTGGCAGATGATGTTAATTCTGTATATGGAATTGACGGAGTTGAAGAAGTAGATTCAATTGCACACTCATAATTAATTAACGGAGGTCTGTAGAAGATAGTGCCTTTATACAGGCCTCCTATTTATAAACTTTAAAAATTTAGAAAAATGGCAATAAAATTTGATTTTAACAAACTAAGAACTGCAATTAGCGGCTTCTTAACTGGTACGGACCTTTCGGGGGGTACTTTAGCTGCTGGAGAACAGGCAGTTCATGTACCAAAAATACGTACTGCGAAAATAGTAGAACCTTTAACTGGTGATAAAACATTAACTACTGAAGATAGTGGTAAAGTTTTTATACTATCTCAAGCTGCAGCAGATGATATTACAATACCTGCTGTAACAGAATCTGGTTGGAACGCTAAGTTTATCTTAGGTACAGCTGGTTCAAACGATGTAGATATCATTGGAGGTACTGCTGATAAAATGGTAGGACTAGAAATGGCTGATACGAATACAGCAATCTCTGCTGATTCAGACAAAGTTACTTTCGTTGCATCCAATGCAGGAGTAGGTGACTTCGTTGAAGTTGTTAGTGATGGTTCAAATTATTATGTTGTACACGCTTCTGTGGCTGACGCTGGAGCTGCACACAGTGGATAATAACAATTAGAGTTTCGGGGGAGCTTCGGTTCCCCCAAAATTCTTATATTTGTAAAATGAGAACAAGACTAGTATACAGAGACGGGAAAGTAATAGAGCAAAAAGAAAATAAAATAGAAAAGCCTAAAGGAAAACAAGTATTTTCAATAGGAAATAGATCAGGTTTCAAATGGGCAAAACAATCTTCTAATAAAACATGGATTGAGGATGGAAATGTAATTAGAGAAAAAAAGGGAAAAAAAGTAAATAATTAACAGGGAGTAATAACTAAAAAAAAACAAAATGAAAAAACACATTGTACACATTAAAGCAAGAAAAGCTGGAAAATTCAATTATTGTAAATTTGGAAACTATAAAGACAAACAAGGTAGAATAATTGAACTAATAGACATCAACGATCAGAAAACAGAAGGATATGAAATGTTTCAGCCATTAGTTTCTTTAGATATAACTGAAAAACAAGACAGAAGAGTATATGAATTTTTAAAAAATCATCCACTGATAAATAAATTTATAGTTGACGATATTAGAGCAAATGAAGAAAAAAATGCAGAAGGAGCGTTAAAAAGTGCAGAAGCTATAACAAAAGCAACTAGTTTATCTATAGCCGCAATGAATGATTTAGCAGTTCTTATGGGCTTAGATCCTGATATAGACGAAACTATGCTTAGAGCTAAAATAATTCAGTTTGCTAACACAACACCAGAAAAGTTTTTATCATTGACAGATGATATAGATCAAGAGTATAGAGTATTCTTAAAGAAAGCTGAAAACAAAAAGGTTTTAACAAGAGTAAATGGTGTATGGAAACATGGATCTTTAAACATAGGATTGTCAGACGATCAAGCAATTGTTTGGTTAAAAGATAACGCAGACGTATACGCTTTGTTAAGAAGACAATTAAGAACAGGAAAGCCTGCTATAGAAGAAAAAGAAGATCCTATAGTCGTGGAAACTGAAAATAGAGAAGCACAAACATTTTCAACAAATTTAATAAATGAAATGGAGAACACGACAAAAAAATCAGGAGGTTGGTTTAACTCAAAAAAAGATAATGCATAATGGATTTGAATGAAGCCTATAATTATATGGATATGCTTTTAGATAAAGCGGATCAACCATATTTTACAGTAAACGAAAAAAATAGGTTTCTTGATTTAGCAATATCAGATTTTATAAATAGTCATTATCAAAGAATGGGGGCTGATGAAGATTCAAGAAAAGCTCTTACACCAATAATAGATTACGGAAATTACAATATATCTGCAGCTGACATAGTAAGCGGATCTTTTATTTATAATAACAATTATCCAGCATTATCTGAAAAATATACTGAAGCTGCACACTTGCTTAGAAGTAATGAGATGCATGATGTGGGTACACAAAAGGATGTAGGTTATTTTATATATGGCAATCAGTTTTTAATGCCAGAAAGACATTTATATACGATTACTTGTCAAGTATCTACATACAATTATAATCAAATAATTGATCCATCTACAGGTATGCCTTACAGTGGCGTAACTGAAGCTGATGTAAAAACATCAGACCTAATAAACGTAGACCTACAGGCTACAGCAGATTTTCACGATCAAAAAGAAAGTCAAGATCCTTTCAATGGATATAAAAATAGAAAAAGTGAATTAAGTACGCCAGAAATAAGAGCGCATTATGTAGAAAATAGAATTGTATTTACAAATCCTAGGCATATAAGGCAAGTAGTGATGCACGTTATATTTTTACCAACATTTACAAATATTTTTTATTATAAAGGTGAAGGAAGTTCTAATTTGCCTAAACGTCCAACATTGTCTGAGCATCATCAAAGACAAATTATTGAATTAGCTGTAAGCAAAATGACACAAGTAGATGTAGGATTGATGACAGGGCCATCATAAAATATAAAAAGTTCTTTTGCTCCCTGCTTCAAGAATAGGTTGCGACTAGAAATAGTCAATGCCTATTTTTGTTTTATAAATAAAAATTAACTAATTTTGTAATTGTCTAAAACTGCGTCTTATGGTTACACTCAATGAAATTGCATACAATATTAAAAACATTGCTTACGGTGGACAAACATCGGATGAGAATTTTATAAGCATTGAACAAATAAAATTTTGGGTGCATTATCATAGAGCAAGATTAATATCAGAAAATCTAGATAAAGGAATATTAGATCGTCCAGAAATATATCAAAACATACAGTTAAATAATTACAATTCTAATGAAAAATTTATTGTAGATTATATAAAAGATTATGATTTGTATTTACAGGGGCAAGCAACAGCACCAGACCCTACAGCTATAACAGAGTTAAGCCAAGTGCCAAGAGATTCAGCAGACATGTTACGCGCGAACTTTATAGTTTATAATTCATTAAGTTTTGCTAGTTCTGATATAGCGGAAAGTGGAGCAAGAACAAGAGATAAATTTGGACAAGATTTATATTCTACTAACGGAACTTTTAGAGGTGACTTCAGAAACAAAGGTAGCCATACTTTCAACATACCAAAAGTGTTAATTTTTGACCACAATAAAGGTATAGGAAATGTAAAATACAAAAGAACTTTTTTTAGTAAAGAAAATGGAGCTTACAGAAGACAGACAGCACCAAGAGAAATGATGTATAAATCAGAAGATGATGCAATATATTCTGGACACAATAGGTTTACGAATTTTAGAAATGAACCTTTTTATCATTTGGAAAAAACAGATTCTAATGCATATCTTGGGTCACAGGAAGAACAATTGATAACACTAAATAATTTGAGGGTAACGAATCATTATTTTAGAAACAAAACTACACCAGGTTCAGCTAAAATTTATTTTTCTTATTTAGCAAGCGCTAATGCAATATTTCAAAACCCTACAGCTGTAGCTGAAAAGGGAGGATATGATCCTGTAAATTTTGAAATTTATAATGATTATAACAGATCAAACAAACCAAAACTATGGGATGATAGTAAATCATCATATCCGATACCTATGGATATGGTAGGGGATTTAGTACAAAGAGTTGTACAATTAGAAGTATCTCCAACACTAAAAACTATGCCAGAAATAGTATCAGATAATTTTGATGATACAACAAAAATGAAAACAAGTGGGACACAAGTACAAAGATAAATACGTATCTTTAAAAGATATATATAATAAAATAAAATCTAACTTTTATAAAAAAGTAGATTATAAATTATATTACAAAATAATTACTAAATATTTAAATATAATTTTAAGGGACGCAGTACAAAGAAAACGTAGGGTAGCTCTACCAGATAAGATGGGATATATAAGTTTGGAAGAAAAAATACAAACGAGAGCTTTTCATTACAGAGTGGATAACGCTGCAACAAAAGAAAAAGGAGAAACGGTTTTTTATAAAGTGCCTATATTTGATGATTATTATAAAAAATTAGTTTGGAAAAGACCAAGAAAATATAAACGTTGTAAAGTTATGCCTTTACGGCTTACAAAAAGAATAATAAATAATAATTAATATGGGAACAGAATTAACAGCACAAACATTAACAGTTACAATAACAGAAGCATTAGCGGTGGATCACGCAAATGGCACAACTAATGATATTGATTTCGCGCAGACGTACACGCACACGTACGGGAGCATTGCAAATGTTTCAAAAAGAATTATTAAATTAGCAAACACAAATTTGACTGAAGTTGCTACTTTTGGTACAGATACGCAGAACGGATCTTTTGTAAGAGCTGACGTAAGGTATATTAGAGTAACTAATTTAGATAGTTCAGACGCTTTACAGGTTGGTTTAGATGACGAAGACTCAGACGCTGCTTATACCTCAGTAGCTGCAGATAGTAGTATTATGTTTACTGGAACAACTGTTGAAGGAGGTAATGGAGGTAGCACTTTAGATAATGCAACAGCTTTAAAAGTTAAAGGGGCGGCAAATCAACAATTAGAAGTAATGATAGCATCAGTATAAGATATGCATATAAATATAGATAGAATATTTACAACAGTAGCAAGAAACCTAGGATTAAAAAAATGGTCTAGACATCTAGATAGTTGGATTGAGTGGACATACGAGGCAGAAAAATTAATTGGTAGTATTGATACTTTTGTTACAAAAGAAGCAACATACTCAGCAGAAGGAGCTAAAGCTTCAGGAACAATAAAATTTTCAACAGATAGACCACAAGATGGGGATCTTATAGAATTAAACGGAACAACACTGTACTTCAGAAAAAATGACGGAGCAGGGCAAGGAAATAATAATACAGGATTAGAGACTAACGAAATTAGAATACATAGTACAAGTTCTAGTTTTGGCTTAGGAGCTACGTTTACACAGCCTGGTGGTATAAAAGATAATTTAACAAGAAGTGATGATGATGGTAATGGTGCAATCCAGTTTTATCCAGAAACATTAGGATTGGCAAATTATACCTATTCTATAGCCTCTGGTGGATCAATAACTGCATTTACAGATGAGGAGATAACTATAACCGTAGAGGCTGCTCACATAGGACCACAAGGAAATGATTTTACTATGTCTTCTAATGTTGCAAACAGAATTAAAACAAGCGGTCTAACATTAACTGGAGGAAAAGGATTATATAATAATCAACAGATAACATTACCAAATAATTTAGTAAAACTATTAGCAGTAAGGGTAGGCGAAGATTGTCACCATTTTAAAAATGCACAAATATTAAAAACACCTTCTATACATAGAAGCAGAATTGGAAAATTTGAAAACAGTTCAGAACAAAAAGCATTAAGATATTATGTGGACGGCAATAGGCTAAATATAACACATGATGATCTTGATGAAATAACCATAGTATATTTAGCATACCCAACAGACATGAGGGGTTGGCCCATGATAAAAGAAGGACACGAAACAGCAGTGGCTCAATACATAATGTGGCAAATGAAACTAATAGAATTTTATAATGGAAAGCTACCACAATACATAACTAAAGAATTAGAAAGAAGATGGTATCAATTGTGTGCAAAAGCCAGAGGTGACGACTCAATGCCTTCATCAGAAGAATTAATGCAAATAGGGAGATTGTGGAACACTTTGATTCCTGTAAAAAGCAACAACGGTTTAATAGACTTATAAAATGGCAAAAAAAAGACAGCAGGCTAGTCCAACTCTAGGACAATCAGCACCAGAAGGATTTACACAAGGAATGGTGAGTGATCTTGATCCGAGATTCCAACTTAAAGGAAGTTATGCGGACGCTCAAAATATAAGACTTACAAATTCAGAAGGAGATACATTCACTGTAGAGAATATAGAAGGTAACAGTTTATTTGTAGACTTGGCAGACCACCCAATTCACCAGGCAAACAACATGAACAATGCTGCTTACCCAACATTTTATGATAGAGGTCCAAATCATGATTTATATTTAAATTCTAAAATAGATAATAGATGCTCTATAGTCGGTAGCGTAAATTACGCAAATACTATAATACTTGTTTTAGTTGGAAGATTTGATTATATAAGAAATCATCCAAATTTTACAGGAGATCCCAATTCAGTTCCTTTAACTAATAATCCAGACTTAGCAAGCGCAGGGGGTCCAAATTATACAAGTGATAATACACAAATAGATAGAACAATTTTTTTAAAAGTAGATTTTGATTCTAATTTTAGGGTAAGCAAAATTACTGATTTACTTGTTTGTTATAGTGCTTCTCAATATCAATATCCAGATTTAAAAATGGATATAGATAATCCACTTAGAATGGAAGTTCTTATAGAAAACGAAAGTATACAAAGAATATATTGGACAGATAATAAAAATCCACTAAGAACGCTAAATCTAAAACAAGACAATCTATGGGATCTTGATCCAGAAGCTTTGGATATAACCCCTTTGATGAAACCTTCACAACCTGTATTAGACTCAACTATACATGGAAATTTGCCAGTTGGAGTTTATCAATATACTTATAAATTTATATCAGAAAACGGAGGACAAACAACTTTCGCACCTTTAAGTAACATGTATCATGTGACTGATCAATCCTTTTCAAATTCATCTACATACGGTGGTGGGCCAAAAGGTAATTTAGGCTCGCAAGGCTTTAATATAAGAGTTCATGGAATTGACGACAATTTTGATTACATAGAATTGTATTCGTTATATTACGACACGTTAAATCAGCCGCCAAGAGTTGCTGTAGTATCAAGAGTAGAGATAGATGCCGCTTCAGCTGCTGAGGTAACAATTCAGCATGTAGTGTGGAATAACGAAGTAGAAAGAGGTTTAGAAGAAATATTAATAGAATCAAACACATTTGATGTTTGTAAAGATATAGCCATAAAAGACAATATATTGTTTGCTGCTAATTTACGGCAAAAAAGAAACTATATATCAGAAAAAGAATGGAATGTTAAGGTGATGAGGTTTAGACAAGCGCCAGGAGGATCTGGTAAACTTGACGCTATGCTAACCACAATAGATAGTGAAGTAAAACATTATACAACAACAGGAACATATCCTAATCATACAGTTATAGAAGTAACAGAAGGTGCTACGGATTACGCTAGTAATATAGTTGGTCACGGACAGCTTCTTGGCGCTCCAGGATCAATGTATGATGCCGTCAATAACACTGCGTTTTTGTATAACGGTGTTTTAAATTGTCCTATGTGGACTACACCTATATCAAACCTTAGAGCAGCAACTGGCGGTGCAAGCGATCAAACATATACAAGGAATTATATGTATAGATTTTTAGGAGATAGAATGACTTTAGGTGCAGAAAGCTTTGATTATGCACAAAATGTGTTAGGTGGATGTCGTATATCTTTTGCGCTACATGAAAAAGTAGCAGATCAAGCAGCGAATGCATGGGATACACCATTTATTACAGCAGTAAATGATAACGAAGAAATAACCACAGACTTTGTTCATAGTGCTAGTAGTACAGAAGAAGGAGCGGTTTTTAGGACATCTATGTCTCTAGGCGGAACAAAAGACCCGCATTTAGCAGGTAATACTAGAGGTTATCAAAGAAGTGAAATATATAGATTCGGTGTGCAAACATTTGATTTGACAGGCGCTCCAGGAAATGTTTTGTGGATAGGTGACATAGAAATGCCAGGTCAATATGATTTGCTAAGGATGATAGATGTAGAAAATGAAAATGCTGGATTTAACGGAACATCAGATTACAGCCCATTAAGACCTACATTTTATTTAAGTTCGTTCACGGGCTATTCAAATGTGGGTTTAGCACCATCTGATCCAGGAAGAAGTTTACATACCGCAGACAACATACATACACATCATAAAGTACACGATCATAGATTATCCCATGTATATGGTCACACTGTAGCGCCGCCAGATGTAGAGTGGTTTACCTGTAGGGATGGTTCTGGTAATGAAAAACCAGAAGCATATAAAAATGAATATGGAGCCGATGTTGATGGTAGATTTTTACCTGGACCTGCAGGAACTTCAAATCCATACCGAACTTTCCCTCCAAACGGAACAGAAAGAATTAATAAAGCAATGCCATATAGTTCTAGTGATGTAAGTGGATTTAGAAGATGGGATTATGTAATAGCAGAACACACAGACACACATTATTTATATGATTTGTATGTTGTATTTGAATTTATAATACCACCTGAAGTAGTAAAGAAAATATCAGGATTTAGAGTGGTTAGAGCTGAAAGAAAAGAAGAGGACAGAAGAATTGTACAACAAGGTTTGTTAAATCAAACAGCCCAGTATGGAAGCGCATTAGATGGACAAAAATATGGATATGATAACACTAAGTTTTGCGCAAAAGACAATGAAGCTTTTGATGACGATCCTGTTTTTGTAAATGATTGGAATGATCAAAATCCAGGCGGTAATCCGTCCAACTCAGTACCACCAACAGATCCAGAACAACCAGAATTTAATGTATATCTAAATGGTTATCTAGGTTTAGCTGAAAATTCACATTTAGCGTTTTATGAAGCAAGTGCTAATAATAGCTACTGGACGAGCGGCTCACCTGATGGGCAGGCAACAGTAGGAGGTAATTCTGCAGGTAAAGTTTTTTATTGGCCAGAAAGAGAAGACACTAAAGAATGGGGACCATATGGTGCAGGAAGAGTAAGAACAGCGCCTTCAGGTGCAAATGGAGGGGGTCCAGCGTTTTATGGTGGGCCAGGTACTTGGGGAGTGCATTATAGGCATAGTGCATATTTTGGAAGTTATGATAAGTCACATATTTCTAGCAGTAATTATGGTTACGAAAAAGAGGACACTAATTCAGCTAATCATAGTCAAATAGATTGTAACATATTTACACTTGACTCGCCAGACAGCGCATTTGGAATTAGGCCATATACATACAGAGATGGAGATATGTTGCGTATTGATTGTGTTCTCAAGTTGACTGACGAGGTAAGATATAATAACCAAATAGGATTCAATTGGGGTCAAGCAAATGCTCATTCTTATTGGACACACACAAGGGGAGCAACAAAAAACAGAAAAAACGATACTAGTTCTGCCTTACCAACATGGGAACAAAATGGTGCACAAGATGCAAACGACAATGAATGGAGGCCAGACGCAACAGACAACTCTTATTACGATTCTATAAGTTTTTGTTCACGAAAAGAAATTGACGAAAACTACTCGGTACTAATCGGAAAATATTATTGTTTTGATCCTTATTTTGGTATAGGTATGGAGATAACTGGAGGAAGTTTTGCTGGTATAGGGCATTTTGTGTCAAATGCTAGTCAACAGTTTAGACCTTCACAGCAATACGGCTGGCAACTGCCTATATCAGCAGCAAAGGAAATCACGGATGGAGAAATTGTACCCAGCGCGTTTTTTAAAAAATCTAAACGTATGAAAGATGGGCAGGTTGACGGATTTTCTAATAACACATTGGGTTTTGTACGTAGAGCAATTTCAAGCGGTAAACCTGCTGGTCAAGCAGAAAGGTATTTTGTTTTTGGAGCTGTTGATAAAAGTATAGCGTATATACAGAACTCAAACAATGGAGGTAATGCTAGCACACAACATGGTACAGTCAAAGAACAAGATTATACTTACGATACAGTATCTACAATGCAGATGGGGTTAAGATCAATATTAGTAGAAATAAATGCCAATAGACACGAGGTTAGAAAATATGGACCAGGCCCTGAAGACACATATTGGCAATTAGGTTCAGGTAGGGATAGATTACCATTCAATTCTTGGTTTGCACCTTTAAATCTTGGAGCTTTGTATGAACACGGTTCATGGCATTCTTATAATGTACATACAAATTCATATGATGATGGGGGTGGTGATCAGGAACAAAAATGTTGGATGTCTAACTTTATGAGCATGTATGGACCTATTGCATTATCACATATAGACACTGAAACTCACGATGGTGGAACGGAAAATAGTTTTTCTTTAAAAGGTAAAAGTTTAGTACCATACAAATATTTATGTTCTATAGTAAGGTATTCTACGCCATATGGTGGATATACTAAATCAGCAATAGAAAAAACAAGATATATTCCTTGTGGAAATTTTCACAGAGTATCACTTAATTATCCTAATGCTAACTTTACAGAAAATATGGTTCAAGGACATGTAAGTAAGGTATTTGGTGGAGATACTTTTGTAAATTTATACTCACATCAAAAAACTTCAAGTCCATATATGAAAAAATCTGCATCTAGATTTCAGGTTTTTCCAGTTGAATCTTTTGTAAATACAGATATGCGAAGTGGTTTGACTTTAAACAATGGCGATACAGTTGTAGGTAAAAGCATGCAACAACCACCATTTAGTAATGATTGGTTATATAATAGTGTGTATTCACAAGAAAGCAACATTAAATCTTCATTAGTTGTTGATGAAAAAAAGTTTGACGACAGTTTGAATTTACCATACGAAATAGCTTATTCAAACACTAAAATTTTAGGTCAACAAACAGACGCATTTAGACAATTTCCAATAAATCAATTTCACGACATGGAAGGAATTTATGGTGAAATAAACAGAATTGTAAATTACAAAAATGAGTTATATATTTTACAAGATTCTGCTTTTGCAAAATTAGCTGTAAATCCTGTTTCGGTTTTAACAGATGAATCAGGAGCATCACTGTTTACTGGAACTGGAGACACTATTGAATATCACACATATATATCAACTAAATTTGGATCAAGACATAGGTTTAGTGTAACAACAAGTGATAAATCTTTATATTTTGTAGATACTAATTACGCAAAAGTTTTTAAATACGATACAGAAAAATTAATATCTTTAGGTGATGCATTAGGACAAAGAGCTTATTTGAAATACATAATGCACGACTGGAAAAAAATTACATATAGAGAATGCCCAGCATCTACAGGAGCAGGAGGTGGTGTTAGTCATGCAGGTGGTCCAGTGGTTCACGGAACTTTATATGGCGATTTAAAGTCGGTTGAGAAACCAGATGGAAGAAGAAATTATTTAGCCGATAATCCTTTAAGATTTTTAGGCATAACATCTATATTTGATTATAACACAAAAGAACTAATGGTAACGTTTCACAATTCATCTTTTGCAGATAAAAATAAATTAAGGCAGGAGTTTGCAAGAACATATGATAATCATACAATGGGAAGCACAACTAATGGACAGCCAATCGGTATATCAGAGACTTTAGTTTATAGCGAGGCGGTAAATGCTTTTACGTCTAAATATACAGTAGCGCCACCGCAGTGGATACCTGGAGGATTAGGCACTTTTATAGTGTGTCCGCAAAACGAAATAGGAATAAATGCAATTGCAAATTTTAATAGTAATAATGGTTTGAGAAGCAGTTATTCATACTTACCGTATGATGTTTATGGAAGTTACGATGATGCAGGTTACAAGCAATACAGGACAGATCCTTTAAAGTTGTGGATGTGGGGAAGGCATGATGAAAATAAAAAAACACATTTTTTTGGTAAAAAAGATGACGTATTGCATCGTGTTCCAGTAACATCTCCTATCACAAATACCGATCACAATGGCATAGTAGCAGCTATTGATGGTGTCCAAGACATGCCTGACGAAAGTTACATAGTCAAAGTAATAAACTCAGAAGCTAGTAGCAGCAAAATATTTGACAACACAAAAGTTGTTATGACACCAGAGTATGTAAATTACAGTCATATTGAGTACACTACTGACTTATCGCATGATACTATAGATGTTCAATCTTTGCCAGATCAATTTGGTTTAGTTCATCCAAAAAAATTAGATGAGGTAGAAGAATTAACAATAAACAAAAGGTGGGATTTTAAAGACGATTCAGGTCATTTAGGATGGTATGGAACAATAACTGTAGGCGGTCAACTTGAAGTTCAAACAAATTTTATTGACAACAACGTATTCACTTTCGGTGATGACAAAATAAGTATATACAGTCCAAGAGATAAAGATGGCTACGGTAATTTTATATTTGCAGGAAAATACAACAACAAAATAAGAATAAGGTTAAAAAGAACTACTGCGCCTGCTACAGCGAAAACATGGCTAGGTGAGCTTTACTACCAAGGTTACGATCCAATAGACAAAGAAAATGGTCAATATCAAAGATTTGGATTTAGTGGTAGTAGAGTAGTAACGGTGGATGATCCTGGAAGCGCAATTGAAGATGATTTTGTAATATTAGAATGGGATATGGCGGGCAATGAAGGAATAGATGGTAACCAAAAGTTTGCAGCTTGGGATGATAGTATGATTGAACAAATACAAATCCGACTAGAACAAGATCCAGGAACCTCGGTATATGAAGTAGACTACATAGAAATAGGTGGATTAAAAGCACATAAATATACAGACGGGACGCTAAAAGCACCCCTAAGAACAGAAAAAAGTATACGCAGAACAAGGGGTACATATTCTAAAATAAAGTATCGTGCAAAAACTAACGAAAAATTTAATATCTTTGCAATACTTGCAAAGTATAGAAAAACTTATTAAATATGGCTTATTCGGATATATTAAACGCAACACAACTATATGGTAATTTACTAAACAATAAGTATGCTAATACGGCAAATAATATAAACCAGTCAAAATTAGAATATACACCAGTAAATCCGTATTCTTCATCTGCTTTTGCGACACAATCTTCAAGATCTTTATATCCAGGAACAGGTAGAGGATTATTAACTGGCATGCAGTTACAAGAAGAAAATCAACTAGAAGGCATGGATAAAACATTGACAAAAGTTGGGCAAGGATTACAATTTGCAAACTTTGGAAATAAGGCAACGCCTTTTTTAAATCAAGCGTTAGGTAGTTTAGGTGTTTCAGGAGAGGTGGGAAGTCTAGGACCAGCGGCAGCTCTTTACGGAGCAACAAGAGATAATAATCCATATGATTATTCACAAACAGAAGCTTTAGGAACATTAGGAAGTACTGTTTTAGCAGCTCGTTCTTTCTCAAATGTATTAAATCCTATTTTAGGTAAAGTCATGCCGCTTGCTAGTTCCGCAGCAATTCCTGCGGGTATTGCAGCGCCATCATTAGCTGCTGGTGTAGCAGGTCCTTTAGCGGCTCCAGCCGCAGCAGGTGTAAAAACAATATTTGGTATGCATCCTCTTCTTTTAATAGGATCTTTACTGTTAGGAGGTTTGTTTAATAAAAAGGCAAGAAAAAACGCTAGAAAAGAAGTAGAAAAAGAAATTCAAAGAGTGGCGGGAGAACAAACTAAAATATCAGAAGATAGAGCAGAGGCTGTAGAAGAGCAAAGAGAAGACATGTTAGCAAGACAAGCTGCTGATATGTACGAAGACACAGCAGCAATGTACACAAATCAATACGGTGGCAATTACCAAAGATCTTATAATATGGAAAAGGGAGGTAAAATGGATGTTGTAGCGGAATTCACTGGTAATGAATTAATAGTTAATGATCAGAACGAATTAGAGGCAGACATATCAAGAGGTGATAATAAATCGGCAGCAAATAGAATAAGAAAAGCAATGAAAGGAGGTAGAATTACACCAGGCAAAGAGACACACAAAAGCAACCCAATACCAGTGTCTAGTGACGGCACAATGTATACAAAAGGAGGTCCGATGAATTTTAAAGTAAAGAAGGGTGCTGGGGTTTATGATCATGCAACGGATCAATTTAAAATGGATATGGATGACAATTCTATAGTAAGTGTTGTAAAAAAGAATATGGCTAAATGGAGAAAAAATAATATGGCGTAATGGCAAAACCAGGAAAAAATAAAATATCACAACAAGAAATCTATAATTATCTAATGACTAGACCAGGCATGGATGATATAAAGGCTCGTGGTATATTAGCAAACATTCAAGCAGAATCACTTTTTTATGCAGATGCAGTAGAGATTGGTGATATGAAAAACAAAGGAATAGGTTTGTTTCAACATACATTTCCTGCTAGAAAAGAAGCTTTTTTAAAAGCTGTGCCAGATTGGAAAACTAATTGGAAAGGTCAAATAGATTTTGCACTACAAGAAGCAGAGGCACAAAATTACAAAAATACAAATTACCCAACCGTAGCAGATTCTACACGAGCGTTTATGTTAGAGTTTGAAAAGCCTTTTGATCAATCAGAACAAGCTATAGAAAGTAGGGTAGATATAGCAAATGATATAAAAATAGAACCTGAAAAAGATAAAGATGTGTTGGTAGACGCTGGACAATTACCAGAGGTTACGATCAATGAGCAAGAACTAATAGGAGATGGTGGCACATTACCAGAAGTAACTATAGAAGAAGAAGGAAAAACTTTTGATGCGGGTACTTTACCAGAAATAAAAATTGAATCTAAGTTAGATATTGATACAATTAGAAGTTTACCCCCACAAGCTTTACAGGTAGACAGCACAGGTACCTTGAGAGGTTCAATACCTACTGTTGCTCAAACAGAAGAGAATAAAAGCGCGGCAAAAACGGAAGTTGTAGAGACACAATATATACAGGTTATGGGTCCTAATGGTGAATTAGTAACAATACCTGTCGGCAAAAATGTAACAAAAGAAGATATTCAAAAATCTTTAGAATCACAGCAAGAAGGTATAGGAAAAAGACAAGAAGTAACACAACAGTTAGAAGCTCGTGATCAAATGATTGATAAAGATAATGATGGTATACCTGACCTCATAGATGCAGATGGAGGCACTGGACAATCAACAGCAGAACAAGAAAATCAAGAAGCAGTAGTAGAACCTCAAGCGGAAGTAGAACCTGAAATAATACAAACGCCGCAAGATGATGCGGTACAAACTGTAACTACAGATAAAAAAGGACCAAACGTAATGGGTGTAGCAAATGCATTATTACGTGGAACAGGAGCGATTTTAGACGGTTTGGGAGGTCCAGGAGCACTCATATCATATGTAATGGGTAAAAAAGGATTAGATGCGGCTATGAAAGAAGTTGAACCGCAATCAAAACCTGAACTATCACCTATGTTTATGCAGCACTTGAGACAAACAAGAGAGCTTGCAAAAAGAGGTTTTCATCCAGATCAAGAAAGAGAATTTAGAAATGAATTAGACAAAACCTATCAAATGGGTTTGGAAAATGCAGTTAGAGGATCGGGAGGACAAAGAGCGAGATTCTTAGCGCAAAGCGGAGTATTAGATGCCCAAAGATCAGCAGCTCTTTTAGATTATGCGGCCAAAGATGCAGAGCTACAATCAGCCAATCAAGATAAATATGAAAAAATGATGTTGTTCAAAGAAAATTTTGACATCCAAAGAAGTGAAGAACAACGAAGTGAAGATTTAGCAAGACAAGAAAGGGATAAACAGGCTGCAGCAAAGTTTGTAGGTTCTGCCTTTTCTAGCATAATGAACTCATATGCCAATATGAATTCAGGTGCTGTTATAAATAAATTAGGTAGAGGAACGTTAGATCTTGTAAATCGTCTTACGACTACAGGATTAAATCAAAACAATAATTAATATGGATTACGCATTATTTGAAGCGCTATCAGGACCGTTAGCTAATGCTGGCCTAATACAGCAACAAAGAGAGCAACAGCAGTTGCAACAGTTACAAATACAAGAAAGACAAAGACAGTTAGAATTACAGCAATTAGACAAACAAAAAAGAATACAAGCAGATTTAAATAAATTTGCTAATGCTGCACAAAAAGATTTGTATACAAAAACAAATTTTTCTAGACAAAAAGACTTAGATGATTTTAGAGATTGGCATAACGAATTGTCAGGCTGGAGCGATATACAAAGCGTTCTAAGAGAACAAGGGTCAATAGATAATGCTAGACTATATGGAAATTTAGATTATTTACTTGAAGAATACAGAACAAGAGTGCAAAACAATCCTATCTCTAGAAGAGTCAACAAAAACAAAGCTGCATTAGAACTGTATCATTCATATGCACTAGATAAAGAAGGAAATGCAAAGTTCTTAACACAAGGATCAAAACAAAGGTATAATAACTTTATAAAGGGCAATACAGATAATTTTGTTTTTTATGGAGGTAGAGGGGATTATTTAGGAGAATCTATAAAAGGTAATTTGGTTACAGACCAAATAGATCTTGACGATGTTTTAAATAGAAATGAGAGTGCCATAAGAATTGATATGATAAATGATGGTAATCTAAATCCTAATACTACATTTTCGCGTGATGAAATGAAAAATTACTTGAAAAGAGAATTGCAAGCTAATGAGTTTAACGGTATAACTTATTTCCAAGGTAAACCATATTACGGAGAACAAGAAGTAGAATTAGACGCAGCTGGAGAAATAAACAATATGTTAGAAGGAGTGCAAGCAATGAAAGGTAGCGATTATTTTCAAACATATAATTTAGATGAAGGGCGTACTTTCGCTCAAGACTTTGTTGCAAGTGGTAGTGATCAACAATTTGGAAAATTTGGCGGAACAACAGACGAAACTATGTTTGATTACTCTGATGATAACTATGGATTCCTTACTAAAGGAACACAAACAGTAGGATCAACTAGAGTATTTACAGATCCAGATATGGAAACAAAATTAGCTAGAGCACATTTTGGAAAGTCAGGTGATAAATACCTATACAATGAACAAGATAGAACATTAGGTAAAGTTTCTATGAGAGGTTTATTTACTGAAAAAGGTAGCATAATTAATAGTCAAGATATAGATAAATTTTTTGGTGATGCAGGGAAAAGTGGTATTCCATTTGAAGAAGATTTTATAGGGGAAAACGAATTTATGAAAGGATTACAATTAGAAGGATATTTTGTAGGATTTAGAGGAAAGTCAGCTGACGGAGAAGATATTCTATTAACAGACGTAACTAATGAAGATGATAGAAAAAAGTTAATGAATGCTTACAAAGATGTAGATTTTGAACCAGTATTAGTTGCTGAATTAAGAGATGAAGATTATCTTCTATTAGGTGGTGCTGATGATCGTTATTACAGTGTCGTTGATATGGGTAATTATGGTGTGAGGGAAAGATTGCAGCAAGAAATGCCTTTGGATGATACGAGTGACGCATTAAATAAAGCTGCTACTTATGAAAAAAGGAAAGCAGAGAACGATTATTTTGCTCAAAAGAAAGTAGCAAACCAAATAAAGCTACAACAAATGTTAAAGCAGCCAGATGAAAAAAACACACAACAATTAGTAAACGGATACGATCAACAACTCACTGTGACTCTTGGTATGTCAGGTGTTGCTTCAGGGCAAATTCAACAAGCAGTTCCTTTGTTAATTGCAGATTTATATGTAGATTCGCAATTAAATAGAACTTATCCTTTTGATTTTACACCTAACGAAAGTGATCCAAGAAAAAAGAAAATAGCAAATTCACCAGGTGAATATATGGCTTACGCTACAATGCAACTAAAGGAAGGTTTAATGTCAGGTAATCCAGCATATCAAGCTATGTTAGAGGCAATAAGAACAGGTAATTATAATCAGTTTAGCAGAACATTATATGACGGAAAATCTTTCAAAAAAAGAAGAATGTTATCAAAACAAATAAACTTATATCAAAGAGGTAGATAATGGCAGAAAATAACGACTATACTTTAGGGTTAGATAACATATTATCGCAAGCAGCATCTCAACCACAAGCACAGCCGCAATCACCAGCAGACGATTTACAAAGTCTGTATGATAACAATATGGTAGAACAACCTGAAACGGAACAAAGCCCGTTGGGAATATCTGGTATAATAGAAAGTACCATACCTTCATATTCGGCATCTGATATGCAAAAATACACTGAACTTGTTGAATCAGTATCAGCACAAGATCAAATTGATCAGACATTTGCACCCTTTAATAGATTTGACGAAGCACCAAATCAACAAATAATACAAGATCCAGATTCCATGATAGCAGGTACACCTGAAAGAATAAGAAGAGGTTTATCAGCAGGATGGGGAGATTTAGTATATGGAACAGGAGATACCTACGATTATGTCAATGCTTATCTTTTTAATGAGGCAAAACCAACAACATCAGTTGGTGATTATTTAAGAAAAGTAGGATCTACATACCAAAATGACAATGTTTTGGTTTTATCAGAGGATCTTAAAGATATGCAATTTGATGATTTAATTAAAGGTGAGTTTTGGACATCAAAAGCTTCAAGACTATTACCATATGCACTAAGTTTCTTTATACCTTACGTAGGTGGAGCTAGATTGGCAAATTTAGCACTTAAAGGTGCTGCATATGGCAGAAGAGGTCAGAAGTTTGCAAGAGGACTGTCATCTACGGGAATATTAGGATCAATGGACAAAGGTGTTAAAGTTGCAAAAGCGGGAGAAAAAGGATTAAAAGGATCAGGATTATTAAGACACATTTCTAAAGATTTAGGAAAAAAAGGTGTAGTACCTACAGCATTGACTAGAAACGTGACAGGTTTTATAGGTGGTGGTGCTGCAGCTAACTTAATGGAAGGTGCGTATTTAGCAGGAGAAGCTTATCAAGAAATGATAAATGACATAGATCCAGAAACAGGACAACCTGCGTTCACACCACAAGAGGCGGCAGAAGCGGCAGCAGGTGTAGTCAGGGATAATGCTAAATACATGTATGTTGACATGTTACAGTACGGAATTTTATTTGGAGGAGCTGGAAAAGGTATAATGGGCAGGATACTTAGAAACCCAATAACTAAATCAACTATAGGCCAAAACACCAGAGGTCAAATAGCAAATTTAGTTAGAAGAGCTGCAGGAGCAGCGCCAGCAGTAGGAGCATACGGAACTATAGAAGGTGTTTCCGAAGGTTTTCAAGAAGTATATCAAGAGTGGGCAAAATATAAAAATATGCAAGAAGCAAAAGGATTAGATTATGATCCAATGACCACTTGGTTAAAAGACGCTCCTTTTGGAAAAAACAATCCAGAGTTAAGAGATATATTTTGGTCATCAGTAGGTCTGGGTGGTGCAATGGGTGGATTCAGAGGGTATTTTGATTCTGCTGCAGAACGAAAAGCATTAACAGACAAAAAAATTGATCAATACAATAATGCCATAGATATTATAAGAGAAGCATCTGCCGATCAAACTGCTGATCAAAAACTAGCAATGGAAAGAGCTGTTGATAATTTATTAGCTTCTAATATATGGAACTATTCAGGTGATGGATCAGTTGCTATGTCAATAGTAGAAAATTTGGTGGCAGACAAAAAGATTACAGAAGAACAAGGAAATGCTTATAAAATAAAAATAGAACAAGCCGAAGCAAATTATGCAAAGCATCACGTCAATTCTACTTTAACAGAAGCGGGTGCTGAAACAGCTTTCTATCAGGAAATGAAAAAAACTAGACAGGAAGGTGCAATAGCGCAAGAAATAGAAAGTCATGAAGAGAGAAAAGCTAAGGCTAGAGAGATGATAAAAAACAAGAATAAGCTAGATAAAAAATTAGCTATGCTTGAGGATGAGCATAATCAAACAATGCAACGTTTAGAAGCAGAACTAGCAACAACAAATCAAGCAATAGAAGATATATATACAGCAGAAGTGGACAAAGCGCCAACAGCCAAGACCACAGGACAAAGAGATAAAAGATTTAAGAAAAAAGGTTTATCAAAAGATGAGTTTGAAACCTTTACGCAAAAAGGACAAGAACAAAAAACAGAAAGACAAGAGCAAGAGCAAAAAGAGAAAGAAGAAGCTGAAAAGGCCGAGCCTAAAAAAACGCTAAGAGAAACTTTGACAGAGGTTGGAACCAAAGCATTACAGACAGCTAAGGATGTAGGTGCAGCTGCTGTAAAAGGCGTAAAGGGAGTAGTTGACAGAGTAACAAAGCCTGCGTCAGAAAGAGAAGCTACTGCTGCAAAGCAAGAAGTAGAGGAAACTGTAGAAAAAATTAACAATCTTACTAACAAAGAAATAACATCCTCAGCTAAAAAAAAATTAATTGAAGCTTTAGAAAATGGAGATATATCAGTAGAAGCAGCAGAACAAATAAAAGGAAGCGGTAGGGGCGGTACAATAAACAATAGAGATGTGTCAAGCGCGATTAGGAAAGACGCAAGAAAACAAGAAAAAACTACTGAAGAGTCTCAAGAAGACGTAAAAAAAAAAGACCAACCGAAGGTAGCGCCCAAAACTGAACAGTATGAAAGGACAGAAGAAGCTCTAAAAGGCAAAGGAATAAAGCCTTTCGTGGCATCTATATCTAAATTAGTAGATAAAAAAGCTGGTGCATTTAGTTATATGATTAAGGCAGCTGCTGGCAATACAATAAAGTTTTTTGCAAAGAGAGATGTAGATATACTTAAATACACAAGAGAAGCACAAAACATAACGTTACGTTTGGTAAATCCAGTAGCAGGTGAATCCAATGTAGTAGAGGTAGATGGTAAACTGTATTTTCAATTTAAAAATAATGGACTATTATATGAAAATAAAATAGAAGTAGTAGCTGATGGTACTGTTATTGGAGAGTTAGAGCAAACAGCCCAAGAGTTTTATGAAGAAGGTAAAACCAGAACAAAAGCAAAGAAAAAAGATCAACGTAAAATAGATCAATTAGTCAAAGGTGTAAAAGAAGCTAAAGAAAAAATAATAAAATTTTTTACAAGAAGTCAAAAAGAATTACCAGATTTTACTCCTACAGTTTTAGATATTAGACCTGCATTCAGATACGGATCAGGAGTCATAGCAGATTCTATAGTTAAAGATGTAGTGAACAAAAAATTTCCAGGAGCAAAAGGTGTTCTTGCTTATAATAAACTAATGGATGATTATGGACAAGAAGCGTCATCATTAGCTATTGGTTCAACTGTTTTTATAAATATAGATTCGGTAGGACAAACAGATATAATACACGAAGCAGGACATATATATTATGGGTTGATGGAAGACACTCCGTTGATGAAAAGAATTAAAAAACTTCTACCTAAATCTGGATTATATACAAAAACAAAACAAGATTATCCTGAGCTATTACTTATGAAGTTTAAAGGTAGAACTGCTACATTAGGTGAGATTTACCGAAACATAGTCAATAACACAGACAGTATGTCTGAGAATGATTTAATAAGCATATCTAATAGTATAAGCCAAGCAATAAAAGAAGGTGACAATACAAGAATAAATGAATTGTTTATAAATCTTAGAACGCAGTTGAAAGCAAATGGCGCAACAGAATTAAGAAACAGTCAGCAAAAACATATATTAGAAGAAACATTTGTAAGAACATTAGAGCTGTATTCAAAGGGAACAGTAGACGCTGTGATAGAAGGTTCAGCTGCACAAAAAAGATTAGAAGAAGATCTTATAAAATTCTACAAAGAAGTCAAGAATTTGACTAATGATGAAGACGCTAGACAAATATTAAATTTAACTGTAAAAGATATAGCTTCTTTAGATTTAGAAAATGCAACAAAAGCTGTTCTTCTTAACTTTGGATCTGATAACAGAACATTACCTAGAATGCGTAATTCTGCATACGGACCAATAAATAAAGCAATAAAAAAACCTTTTGAAAAAAACACATCTTACTCTGCAGTGTCTTTTTATATATCTGAATATATAGGTGCTAACAGAAGCGTACAAGAAATCACAGACAATGTAATGCAAGCCATTGCCGATGACTCCAATTTATCTATCAAAGATGAAAATGTGCAAAGAACAAGAAACTACATTGAATCAATAATTGCACAAATACAAAGACCTAAGCAGCTACAGCAAGCTGATAAAATATTAGATAAAGAGCTATCTAGGATAGGTATAGATTTGAAATCAAAAGAAGACATTACAGGTCAATCTGAAGAAACAAATGATATCAACAGTAGAGAAGAAAAAGACATAGCTTTACCAAAAACTACTACAAACTTTGTTAAGAAACTTGTAGAGGTACATAACAATAGCGTAGAGGAAGGGGGTAGAATAGATGCAAAACAAGTGTTAGCAGCTCTTATGTCTGCAGCTAAAGCAACAAGAGAGAATCCGATGGACTTTGCATATGAGGTAAGAAGATCACCAAACGAAGCATTGACAGCGATAGTTAATGTAATGGACAGGATTTATGGTAATGATCAAGTTTTAACGAATGCAAAGTTATTACAAATTAAAGGTCCAGTAGAAGGTATAACAATAGAAACATTAGCTCACAATGTATTAACTATACAAAATGAAAATGATAGATATTGGACCAGGTATATAAGCACAAGCGCAACTGTAGAAAAGAGTGTTGTTGACGGTGTAGTAAAATCAATAAAAGGCAATGAAGATGTTATTAAAGAAGTTGTAAGAGTGTACAACACTTTGTTTCAAGACAAAAATCCTGGTAGTAGTAGAGACAGGTATGATGCCGCTAAAGCTATCTTTCAAACTATATTGTCTGCTGATAATAAAGGTGTTTTAATTGACATAGACTCTATGCTTAGTCAAACTATGATATACAAAGGCAAAAGACAATCAGTGTCAGATATATTATTTGATAATACAATAAACAAGTTTGGTAATCCAGATTTAAAAAACAAATTTATAGTTAGACATATTAGTAAGAAAAAAGGTTTTGCTGATGAAATAAACAACAGAAAAGTTTTAGGAACCTTTCATGGTAATCAATCTGATATAAGAACAATATTAACGCATGGGGTCATAGCATCTAGAGCGACTAATTATTTATCTATGGTAGATAATGTAGATATGGATGGTGTTAGTATATTTAACAAGGAGAATGGTTTAAGAAACAGAGCTGACAATGTAGAAAGAATATTTAACGAAGATATACAGTTGGACAAAAACGATATAATGCATCATGATAACAACATATATAGTTTGATGGCATTACGTAATAAAAACAAAGATGGTAAAAAAACTTTTCACTTTACCATACATTCTGGTTTAATGCGTAGATTTATCAATCAAGCAAAAGGTTTAAAAAACAAAGACAACAGAACAAAAAAGTTTACAGATATAAATCCTGATGAATTAATTGCAGCAGACTTCTTTATGTTTCTAAATAAATATAATGATGGTATAAAGAATAATGAAAAAGTTATACGGTACGATCAGCCTATTGCAGTATTTTCTGACAAAAGCAGAAGGTATTATGTAGAAAGTATAGCTGCTCATAATCCTGCAATGAGAAAACTATTGTTGTCAAAAATAGAAAACAATCCTGCATATAAAGCAAAATATAAAAATGGAGATCGTGTATTTCCATATGACATTGTTAATGGCAAAATAAAACAAATGCCTGAGTTGCTAAAAAAATGGAGAGACTACGCGAACAAAAACAAAGAGTTATTTAAGAATAATAACGCTCTTAAAAAAGGTGTGTTTGAAGAAGGTGCGGTAGAGGCATTTTTAACTTCTTATATTGCTAATAAGTTTATGGCGCAGCAACTGTTTGTTCATGATCATAGACAATCTAAAAATCAAGTAGACTATATAAAACGTGCTGCAGGAGCTATAGCTAGTCACACTGTGTTTGATAGAAATACTACAGTAGAGTTTGTAGTTACAAAAGATTATTACGAAACAAAAGATGGTGACATACTAACAGAAGATCAAGCAAAAAAACAATTTGGAGATAATTGGAAAGACAATGTAGCGATTGAAAATGACGCTATGGGTTACGTATTACCAGAAGAAGCAAAGATGATAAGAGCAAGATACGGTGAATCGCAGAATGTAGGTAATGTGTTTAAGTTTGTATATCATTACACACAGTTAGAAGGCCCGCAAAAGGGCAGGACTACATACATGAAGTTTGCGGTGCATACACTAACACCAGAGCTAGAAGCAAAAAGTGAGTATTTAAAAAACATAGGTGATGTATTAAGAGCTAGAACACAAGAGGTAAGAGCAATAGGAGCTAACGGAGGTTTGGTTATTGCAGCATCAGAATCTGCAGCAAAACTATACTCAGGAGGCAACAGGGTAATACACGATATTAGTGAAGGATATGACATGGCTAACATAATGTCCATACAAGACGAAATATATTCTGACGAAAGTGGATATGTAGGTTTATCAGGTGAAGGTTTTGGTATACAGTTAGAGTTAGACAAACAAACGGACGAAAGATTCTTTCCTTCGCAATTGTTCTACAACTTGGCAACAAACATAGCGCCCGAAGAACAAACTACATTAAATACTATGCTTTCACTCAGACAAAGGGTTATGGAAGAAAACAATGCTAGTAGAAATGCAAGCTTAATAATGAACGACAAAGGTACTGAATCAGATGTAATAAAGGAAAGAGATTCATTCAAGTCTTCTGTGTCTGCTGATATATTTGATGTTCTTGTAGATAATACATATGAAAATCTTGATCCAAGATACCCGTATCTAAACGCTGTACACAATTCAATTGCTACAGGGCGTATAACGCATAAAGGTACAAAAATGTATACAAAAGGATCTATAGGCTATCAATCTGCTAATCTAGGTATGGGTCTAAAATTTTACGAAAAAGGTTTGTTTGCAGAAGACCCATCTATTGTAGCGTCAGAAGCAATAGTTCCTGGCTACTTACAAGATCAGGGAGTTAAGATTGGTGATTTGTTTATTGGAACAAGGGTGCCTGCACACGGTAAGGTAAGTAGCGCAGTGTTTGTAGTAAAAGACTTTCATAAAAAAATAGGCGATACACCCACATCAAATATTACTATACCTTCTTGGGTTAGTAAGTACTGGGGTGCTGACTTAGATGGCGATAGCATACATATGAATTTTAAATACACACTTGAAGAGGTTAGTGATAAGTCTTGGAGAAAGCTGTCTAATGATTTCTTTGATGCATATGTAAAACTCATTAGTAGATCGGAGAAAGAGGGCGAGATACAAGCTGACATAGATTTTGAGAAAGATGCAGAAGCTGCAATAGCAAAAGTATTTAAAGGCAAAAAACAAGATTCACAATTAGAACCAACAGGTGATGGGCAAATGTTTGCAGACAATGTGCCTGCTAAAAATTTAGTTGGTATGATTGCTTCATTAATGAGATCATTCAATGTATTTTCTAATAGTCGGGATTCTTTACCTTTTAAAATAACAATAAAAGGAGAAAAAGGTCCAATAACACATGATAAGTTTTACGATGACGCAACAGCAGAAAACGGTGTCGGTAACTGGTATGGTGTTGCACAACTATTAAATATAGCATTAGATAATGCGAAACATCAATATGCTAGTAAACTTGGTATGGACATGCAAAGTGTATTTTCATATGTAATGCTACGTAGACTTGGTTACTCTTTAAATGATTTAGCTGTACTATATAATTCTGATATAGTTAAAAGCTACATGGACTTTAAAAGAAACAGCAGTTCTGATTACGTTTCAAGAGATAGCGACATTAAAGATATGTTTATAGAAAAAGATAGTATAAACGAAAATCAATTATTAAAGTTTGCAAAGCAAGAAAAACTAGGCACTATTGATATAAAAAAGTTTGTCAAAGATGGGGAAGTGTCACTAGATCTAAACAAACTAAACACATTAAAAGAAAAGCAAAAAGCAGTTTTGATGTTATATGCATTAGATAGATATAAAAAGTTTGCAGTAGATCCAATATCAAAAGCTTTCACGGTACATCAAACTATTGAAAAGAATCCACTTGAATTAAAGAAAATAAGAGACGGTATACAACAGGCGCAAGGTGTGGTCAACATACCAATGATAGGTAAGACAGGATTTACATATACGTTTACTGATCAAACTAAAAACAATTTTATAATTGATCATGCTACAAAATTATTTGATTCGGTGTTACAAAGAGCTGAAAGAACAGACGTAAGATACTCACCGTATATGCAAAGAATACTTACTATACCTGCATCTTTAGATAGACTGAATGACATAGGTGAACTAAAAGCAGAAGTTGTAAATCAGGTTATAGTAAATAACATAAAAGAACAATTTACATTCTTGAATGATGTCAAGTCAGAGACAGTTTTAGTACAACAGTTTCAAGCATTAAAAGACAGTAATCCTGATAACGCTTTCTTGAGAGATGTTATAGAGGTAGGAGAACGTAAAGGTCAGAAGTATATTGTAATGAATAGAGCAAAGATTACAGAGTTTACATCTTACAAAGCTATAGAGCAATACAAACAAGCTTTTGGTCAGTTGTTAGAAGCTGAACAAAATTTAATATTTGAAATAGAGTATGCGTTCAATAGGTTTGGATTATCAGGTGGTGCTGGTAAAGCTTCTTCGTTTGTACCATTCTTTAGTGATGCGTATGTAGAAAAAATAAACACTGCAATGTCTAATTTAACACAGGACAATCAAAATAAACAACCTGACTTTACAAAAGGCCCTGTACCACAAGAACTAGAAAACGCTATAGCAGATGTAAATAGAAGGCAGTCAGGTGTGCAAAACATGACACCAGCAGAGAAAACAAAAATGCATGCAAGAGAAAACAACAACATAGTTTTACCAAAAGCAAAAAAAGTAATACCAGCAGATCAATCATACAATGGTGATTACTTGGGTGGTGATGTAGAGGTGTTATCTTTTGATGAATTCTTGCGTGATAAAGGTATAGATCCAGCTAAATTAAATGAAGAAGACCAAACATTAAAGGGATTGCGAGATCAATACACCGCGTACTTGAATCAACTAAAAACAGTTAAAGAGTTTGAAGAAACACTTACAAGAAAACCACTCAGCGGGTATACAATAGAAGGTCTGTATGACTTAGCAAGAGACTTTGGTAAGTTTCATGCTGCTGCATCTAAAAGTATAAGGTACAAGATAGAAAGAGAGATAGGCCAAAAAGCATTTCAAGAACAAGCAGAGTTTTTAAGAAAAAGAGGTAAACAACAAGATTATAAGTACAACATACCTGGTGTAGACGGTACACCACAACAAGATCTTACTAACTTTCAAGCCTGGTTGGGATCTAACAATATGACATCTAATAGGCCAGAAATACAATACCTTATAAACGAAGCACAAAAACAATATAGAAAATATATAAGAAGTTTTAAAGAGCACAAAAGACTATTAGAGGAAAAGAATAGAGCTCTAGTTAGATCAAAGTTACGTGGGCTTACTGTGTTAGAAAGATTACAAAAAGAATTTAGTAGACAAGATCGTTACAGGTTTATTTATGGTAACATAGCTTCTGTAGAAGATGGTAAAGTAAGACTATTTACTGAACAAGAAATAGTAGAAAGGGGTGTAGATTTGACCAAAGAAGAAAGAGAATATTACATAAGATACAAAGCTTTAGGTGAGGTTATGTTATCAGCAAATGATGGTAAAGCAAATATAAATGCTGGTCAGTTAGGTGTGCTTGAACATATGGGAAGAAGTGGATTGTTTGGACTTTATAGCACAGCTATAGACGGACAAGACTATCATAGAGTAAGAGTCAAAGGTATAGACAAAAACGGTAAAAGAGTATTTAAAACGTTTTACGAATGGAGATATGATGTATACAAAGGCAGAACAAGTAAACTTACATTAGATTCTGGTAGACAAATATTTGAGCTTGATAAATTAAGACGTAAAGCAAAACAGTTGAAAGCAAAAGGTATACATGAAGATGGTGAAAAAATTATGTTGTCTGATATGGAGTATGATGCATTAGTTAATGATGGGCATATGATGAGAAGACTATTAGGTTCTGAAAACTTAACTGACTTTGATCAAGAACTAATAAAAGAATACGAAAGAAGAAAAGGTGTAAAAGCACAAGATGTATCTTATGATATAAACACGGCTATGTTAGAATTTATGCGCGGTCATTTATTTTACAATGGAGACGGACAATATAAATTAGAAAACAATGATGTGGTTGCAAGAGAAGACAGGTTTACTGGTATGGGTGATTTAGCTATACTTACCGATTCTATTATAGCATTTAATAAAAATTTGGATAACAAGAATGCCGTAAAATATTTGACTGGTTGGTGGAAAGAAGGTTTCTTAACTATGGGTCAAACGCAAGAAAGTGCATTAGGTAAAACAGGTGATAAAGTTATAGACACCTTTGTAAGACTTACATCCCTTAGATTATTAGGTTTTAATATGTCTGTCGGTATTGGTAACTTACTAGCAGGTAAATATCAAGAATTACGTAAACGTGGTGGCAAACAGTTTATATTAGGTGAATCTAGATATTGGAGGAACTTAAAAAGATCAAGAGAAATATTAAAGGACTTAAGAGTAGTGGATTATAGTTTTGACGAATTTATACATTTGGCAGAACAAAGTGGACCTGCAAAACAATTAGAAAAGTTTTCGTATTTATTTATGGATTATACAGAAGGCTACATACAAGGTGCAGCATTTTTAGGTATGTTGACTGAACAAGAATTTAATAATCCAGAAACAATTAGTGAAGAAAGAATAATGCAGATCAATCATAAAATATCTACATTGCATGGTGAGGGTTACACATCATTAGACGCAAGTCTTTTATCTATGTATTCTTATGGTAGAGCACTGCTTCAATTTAAAAAATGGTTCATCACATTATTCAAAGACAGATTTTCGGCAGAAGATATAGATAGATTTGGTGATGTTAATATAGGTAGTTATCGTGCTTCATCTGAATTTGTAACTGATTTGTTTAGAAGATATTTTGCTGGCGGTATAACAAAACAAGAAATAATAAAAATATATGACAATGCAAGCGATACTAGAAAAGCAGCAATACGTGCACACGCAAGAGGTGTAGGTCTTGGTGTAACAGTATTGTCACTAATAGCAATATTAGAAGATGATGATGATCCAGATACAGCAACTATAAAAACACTTAAAAAGTTCTCTAACGATATATTTGTAACTACTGACGTTAGAAGATTTTTAAACTACACTATAGTTCCATCTTCTTATGGTACTGCAAAGAATACAATGAAAGCTATAAATCAGGCTACATCAGGAGAAAAAACGCAACGGAAAAGCGAATATGCAGATAGAGGACAATCTAAAGCATTGAAAACATTTATGACAGAAGTTTTACCTGGCGCAGAAGTAAGAAAACAAATAGCAAGACTGGGAGAAGAATAAATAATTTAATTTGATTATATTTGTAAAAAATAATACATGAACGTAAACGATTTATTTAAAGCATCTTTTGGACAGTTTGGGTCAGTATATTTGACTGGTGACGGTGCACAGTTAGATTTAGACGGGGCAACTGCAAATAGATTTGTAATAGCTATAACTATGTTAGAAACAGTAACGTTTCAGGAGCTACAAACTTTAGATAATTTAGTCGGTTCCATTACAACAGAAACAACACAATCACAAATAGATGATGCTTTTGGAGCTTTCACAAATAATTCAGATAATGATCAAACAGAAATAACGACTAGTCATGAATTTCCAAAAGGTATAACTATATATGGCAAATGGGATTTTGTTGAACTAAATGCTGGTTCTTGTATTTGTTACTTAGCACCAGTAGGATATTAAAAAATAAAAATTATGAGTTTTAAAAACATTGACCACAATAAATACCGTTTAGGAGCTTTTGGCTCTACATTATTATCAGGAACAGCAGGAATAGACCTAACAGGATCAAGCGCAAAAGTTTATGTTTGTGCTATTACTATATTAAATTCTGATGACGCTGACTCAACTTTTAGCGCTATGGAATCTTTAAACGGTGAAGTGGGCTGTATAAGCAGTGTAACTGCAGAAAATGATTTAGATGGATCAAACGGAATTGGAGCTGCAGGTAATGGGGTAGATTTAGATAATAGTATACTTTTTGCAGCAGGTACAACCATATATGGTAAATGGGATAAAATTACTATGGCAAGCGGTGCGTGTATAGTATACTTTGCACCTAAAGGACATTAGAATGGGTTTTATACAAAAATTAGCAAGCAGAAATCCAAGGGTTTACAAAAAAACTATTGAAGAAAAACCTGACGTAATCGTTAAAGACAACGTAGCATATCAAAAAATAAAACCAAAAAAGAAAAATTTCTTATATTATATAAATCCAAAAAATTGGTAATATGGTATTAGGCCTAGGTATAACAAACGAGCCATTAGAGTACCCGCCAGATTGGTCACCAACGGATGATAATCTACATTTACGTTTAGCGCTATGGTTGCAAGGAGGTGTAGGGGTTTCGTCAGCAGTATGGGTTGATTCATCCGATTCAGGTCGTAATGCTACAGCACCAGAAGTATCAAATCAACCCTCCGTAACCATATCAGATGGTATAGAAGGCTTAGATTTTGACCAAACAGGTACATCGCAATTTTTAGATTTTAATACTATAACTATTTCGGAGCAAGAGCCTTTTACGTTTGCTATTGTGGTTAGGTTAGACGCAAACACAAATCAAGTTATATTTTCTGACAGCAACAATGAATTTATAGAAATTCAAAACAACAGAAGTTTAAGAATTAAAACAGATGTCCCAAGCAACGTAACTACAAATCTAAAACATACCTCGTCTGTATTTACAACTGGAAGTACAAAAATTATATATCTATCAAGAACAGATGATGGGGTGTTTGAATGGAGAGTAGATGGCGAAAAAATTGTTATAGATTCTGCGACTTCTACAAATATAACAAACACAGGTGGATTTGACATACAAAATCTTTGTATAAGAAATGACAATGACAGAGCTTTAGACGGTCAAGTGCGTGAAGTAATATTCTATGAAAGCGTAGTGTTTAGCACATCACAAAGCAGAAATTTACATCAATATTTAAGTGATAAATACAACATTACAATTAATCATGATTAACAAAATATGAAAAAAATTATTTTAATATTTATATTTTTATATATAAGTTTTTGTCTTAAAGCACAAGAACAAATCTCAGTATATTTAAAAAATTACAATATAGAAAAATCTATAAAAAAACAATTAAAGTTTGCTACATTTTATACGGCTGTAAACGGAGGTACATCAAAATCTGACTTAAAAACATTTTCTATTACTTCTGGATCACTACAAGAAGAAATTATAGAAACTCCATACGATTATTCATTGACAATAGGTTTAAGAAAAATTGCAAGGTTTGGTTATGAAAACAAAGCAAATACATTTTATGATGGAACAGAGTCAAATTATACAGATGCTGCTACTGTAGGAAAAGTTCAGGGTTTTGAGTATCTCTTTGAAATAGATTACGCTAGACAGCAAGGCGTTGAGTACATAGATCAACATCATTTTATTAGATACAGTTCTGATGATGATTGTGAAGGGCCTTTATGTGTAGATCATTTTGCTGCTAAAATAGAGTATTTAAAAGATGGATTTGCAGATGTAGAATATTTTGAAGTATCTGAAAGATATAGACACAAACATAATAAAGACTTATCTTTTAGTATAGGTTTCACACACAGACTTGCAGAACCATACGGATATAATCCGCTGCAAGAATGGATCTTGGATAATGGAAATTTACATTACACTTACTTAGCAATACAAGAAGGATACACAATAGATGTTGTAAATAGTGAGTATAAAGATCCTTCTGGAAACCTAGTTGCTACAAGTCCAGAGGTTTGGAAAGAGGTGGTAATACCAAAAGTATTAGCAGACTACACGCAGAAGAAAAGAAACGAATTAGAAAGAATTATACAACACTCTTTAGTTATTGGTTTTGACTATTATAAATACAGTAAAAATACATGGCTACACGCATGGGGCAATTTATTGCCTTGGCATTATAATGATAGTAATCAATTTTCTTATCACAATTATATAGAGGATGATCAATGGTATGACTATACTGCAGGTTTGATATACGGAATAAAAGTAAACAAAAATTTAGGATATTTTGTAGAAGGCAAATACAATAAGTACTGGAATAGAGAATGGTACGACTTTAAATTAGGTGTTAACTATATAATATTTTAAAATGAAAAAAATAATTTGTAAATTTGTAAAAATAATAACTTTTGGAAAAATTTGTTTGAACGACTGTTATTGTAACAAAAAATAAAAAATGGCTAAAGAGTTAAGCGAAGAAACATCCTTTCAGGTAAGTGTAAAAACACTTGGAGGTATTGCTGCCTTAATTGCAACATTAGTTGGTATGTGGTTTACATTACAAGCGGATATTGCTGAAGCAAAAGAATTGCCCGCTCCACCAGATCCAGAGGTTACAAGAATGGAGTTTGATATGAAAGACCAGATGATACGTCAAACAATCATGGACACAAAAAAAGATGTGGAAGAAATGAAAGAAACTCTTGAGAAAATAGAAGATAAGCTTTACAACAGATAATGAAAAAATCTGATAGTTTTTACCAGTTCGTAATATACTTTTTAATAATGATATTTGTGTTTTTTGCTGGTACTGCTTTTGGACAAATAAAGGTAATACAGTTTAATGCTGCTTGGAATAGTGCAAATGATGTTGCTTGGGTTAACAATTTAAAAGAATGTAAAAGCATAGGATACACAGATGTAGCAAAAAATGTAGAAGCACAAAAAAAACATAAGATTGCAGTCGTGCCTACTATAATAATATTTAAAGATGGAGAAGAAGTGGCAAGATTTCAAGCTGATTTGAGTTTTAAAATGGTTGCAACAAAAGAAGAAGTACAAGAAGAAATAGATAATCAAATGATGAGTGATTTTTAATATGAAAAATATATTTTTGTCTATACTATTATTACCTTTATTTGTTTTTGGACAAAAGGATTTTGTAGTACATATAACTACTGATAGCTATCCGTCAGAAACAAGGTGGGTATTGTTTGCAGACAGTTTTCAAGGACCAATTATATCGGAAGTACAATTTGGGCATTATACTTTACAAAATACAACACACACAGATACGGTATTATTAGCGGACAGCATAACGAATATATCTTGGGTTATATATGACTCGTATGGCGATGGTATACCAGGAGGTAGTTATTATGTTTCAGTTTGTGAAGATACTATCGTTAGTTACCCTAACCCTACATTTACAACTGGCTTAATTCATAATAGAGTAGTGCCTCAATGCATGCCTCAACCACCACCTTGCGTTCCTGCTAAAGTTATAATAAATTTAGACCAATATCAAGGCGAAACTAGTTGGGACATAAAAGACAGTAATGGTGTAGTGTATGCACAATCAGTAACTTATGCGGGTAATCCAGATTACGCGACTATTGTAGTGCCTGTATGTATACCAAAAGGTGAGTTAATATTTACTATGTATGACAGCTATGGTGACGGATTGAATGGTTCGTTATGGCAAGGACAAGACGGATCATATTTCGTAAAGCAATGTAATGATACATTAGTATATGGCACAGATCCTGCTTTTGGGACTGACACGTCACATGTATTTGTTTCTGATTCTTGCCCACCCATATATGGATGTACAGATGATGATTATGTAGAATGGAATCCATTTGCAGACGTAGACGATGGTAGTTGTCAAACTTTAAAAATATATGGATGCACCGATTCTACAATGTTTAATTTTGATCCGAATGCTAATACTATGGATATGATTGCAGATTGTGAGTTTACCTTAGTGTTGCATGATCTAATGGGTAACGGATGGGTAGGTTCGCATTTAGTTTTGAATCATCCAGATAGTGTATATCACTTTAATCACACAGGTGGATTTAACGATGAATATCAAATGAATTTATCAGCACCTGCACCAATGGAGTTTATATTTCATATATCGGCTCAAGCAGCACTAACAACTATAGAGTGTGGTTTTACTTTTATTAATCCTGAAGGAGATACCTTGATAAGTATACAGCCACCTTTTATACAGCCTTTATTTCCATATGGACTACTTACAAATTGTGGTAATACCTGCGAAGAAAAAGTTTATGGGTGTTTAGATTCATTGGCAATTAATTATGATGAAGAAGCAAACACTAGTGACTCTAGTTGTTATTATACGCCAGGTTGTACTAACTCAAGTTATTTAGAATATTATACACAAGGTTTTGTAGCAGACTATGATGATGGCAGTTGTATTATTAAAGCTGTATGGGGCTGTATGGATACATCAGCATTCAATTATGATTCTACTGCTAATATAGACAATGGAGGCTGTGTTCCTGTAATATACGGATGTATGCAGCCGCTTGCCTATAATTACAACCCAAATGCAAATACCGCAGATACTTGTATAGCATTTTTGTATGGGTGTACTGATCCAACAATGTACAATTATAATCCGTTAGCTAATGCTGATGATGGTAGTTGTATACCTTATGTGTTTGGTTGCACAGATTCAACAATGTTTAACTTTAATCCACTAGCAAATGCTGACAATAATTCTTGCATACCTTATATTTATGGTTGTACTGACCCTAGCATGCTTAATTACAACCCACAAGCAAACACTGAAGATTTTAGTTGTATCGCTTATATATATGGTTGTACCGATAGTTCTGCTTTTAACTATGACTCTTTGGCTAATACTGATAATGGTTCGTGTATATCTATTGTTGAAGGATGTATGGATCTCAATGCGTACAACTACAATGAAATAGCTAATGTAAACGACACATTGTCTTGTTTATATGCTGCGAATTGTATAACTGGACCAGGAGTACCATATTGGTTAAATGATCCGTGCTATGAATGGGTAATATCTGTAGATGAATATTGTTGCCAAAATCAGTGGGATAATATATGTCAATTAACTTATAACTATTGTGATGGTTCTTATTATGGTCCAATTCCTAAGCGTGTAGCCAAAAAATTAATTGCAATAACAGATCTGTTGGGTAGACCTGTAAACAATATTAAAAATAAATTTGTTATCTTTATATACGATAACGGCACAACAGAAAAAAAATTAATAAAAAAATGGCGGTACTTACAACAATAAATGGTATACCTTTGTATACTACAGTAGCTGAAGCTTTATCGTATGCTGCAGCAAATGGGCTATCAGGGTTTCACACACATAATTATCAAGGACAATTAGGGTATATGGGTGGAGCTACACATAGTCAAGCAGCTACACCATCTTCAGGTTTTAATCCAAATAATCAAACTAACACACCCCCTGCAACAAGCTCTGCTGGTTTTTCTAGTGGCGGAAGTAGTGGTGGAGGCGGTGGCGGAGGTTACTAAATAATTTAATATGTTAAGCAAAATATTTTCAGCAGGTGCAGGAGAACTAATAAAAAATGTAGGTGGAGTTATAGATAATCTTCATACATCAGCAGAAGAAAAAGCAGATGCTGAAAGAAAAATAAAAGATATGATAATGGGTTACGAAGCAGAAATGCAAAAACAAGTAACCGAACGTTGGAAAGTAGACATGGCCTCTGATTCTTGGTTGTCAAAAAATATCAGACCATTAGTGTTAATATTTTTATGCGTATCTACAGTACTTTTAATATTTATTGATGCTGGTGTAATATCTTTTGAAGTAAAAGCATCTTGGGTAGATTTGTTACAATTAGTTTTAATAACTGTAATTGGTGCGTATTTTGGAGGTAGATCATTAGAAAAAGTTAAAAAATGATAGACGACTTAGACGGAGAAGTAAAAGAAATTATACATGAGTCTATGACAAACTCATACATGATTATAACAAATAAACTTACTTTTGAAGATTTATTAGATTATAATGGATGCGCATTACCATTTAATCCTCAAAAAAAAATAGACAACAAAGTAATTGACAAAATAATTGATTATTTTTGTGAGTTGGAGGAATATGAAAAATGTAATGAGCTTAAAAAACTTAAAGATTCTAAAAAATATAAGAAAAATTTCATAAATTTGTAAAAAATAAAAAACTATGCCGCAAAATTATACATTAAACGCAACCATGAGCATGACTGCTAGCTCAGCAACAGGATATTCACAATCACAATCTGGAGCATATACATTAAATATTACTGGAGTAGATCAAATAGCGACTGGAAGAATTGATGTTGCGCATAACAGTGACGCAACTATAATGGCTGCACCTGGACATGGAAGATTTATTTATGTAAAAAATTTAGATGATACAAATTTTGTAAAAATATATGACGGACCGTCTAGTGAGGCTGATTACATTGGTATATTAAAACCAGGAGAGTTTTTAATGACAGTAATTAGAGGAACAGGTACAACGGTTGCAAAAGCTGATACAGCCACAGTAACAGTAGAGTACGCTGCAGTAGAAATAGATTCAAACGCATAAAAAATAAAATATGGCAACACAATCATTAACAATATCAATAACAGGTTCTGTAACTTTAGTAGACGCTACAGGAACAACAGTATTTACATATACTCCTAATTTTACTACAGATGCAACTACAGTTGATTCTGCATTAATATCTACAGGAGAAATACTTACTAACGGAACATCAGACACTACTATAAATTTAGCAAGTCACAATAAAGACCGATTATATGCATTAATAAAAAATGTAGACACAGACTATCCAGTAGCTGTCAAACCAGACGGTGATGTAATAGCTGATTTAAAACCAGGAGAATGCATGGTAGCCCCTTTAAATTTAGATGGAGCGGCAAATGATTCAGCAAATTTAGATGTTGCGGCAACAACAGCAGCCCAAAAAGTACAATATTTATTATGTGATGGGGCAGACTTAGGTTTGTCGGATGATGACTAAAATATAATATGAAACTTAAAGTATTAAGATTTAGTAGCCAGGAGGATAGTACTTCTGGCTTACTTTTTTTAGAAGGAGATTTAGGTCTTGAATTTTTGTGTTATACATTAGAAGATGAAAGAAGAGCACTAAAGATAAAAGGAGAAACAAGGGTACCTGCAGGTATATACGAAATAAAATTAAGAACAGAAGGTGGTTTTCATGCTAAATACAAAAAAAGATTTGCTCCAATACATAAAGGGATGCTACACGTTATTGACGTGCCGAATTTTAAATGGGTACTTATACACACTGGTAATACTGATGAACATACTGCTGGATGCCTTTTGGTTGGCGACTCGCAAGAAAACAATATCATCATCAAGGATGGGTTCATTGGAAAATCAACTAATGCGTACAAGAGAATATATCCGAATATTGCTAAAGCGATAGACAGGGGAGATAAGGTTACCATACAATATATAGACTTAGATAAAAATATCTAAAATGAAATTTATAGGACAGTTTATACAAAATTTTATTGCAAGATTTCGTAACGATGTTTTCTTAGAAGACGTTGATACAGGAACTATTGCTAGTGGTGGTAACTTAGGATTAGATTCAAATAATAAAATTGTAAAAGCTTCAATATCCGCATCTGATACTACTTATGGTGTTTCCTGTGTAGACGGAGATAATTCAGATGAAGAAAAAATTAGATTAACGTCTAGTGACGGTGAAACTGACGATGTTGTTTTGGAGGCTGGAACAGGATTATCAATAGCCAGAGATGATGATAAGATAACATTTACAAACACAGTTTCAGATACTAATACACAGTTAAGTAATGCAGAGGTTAGAACAGCTGTTGAAGCCGCTAGTGATTCTAATGTGTTTACTGACGCTGATCACACTAAGTTGAATGGCATAGAAGCCAGTGCAGATGTAACGGACACGTCTAACGTTACAGCCGCAGGTGCATTAATGGATAGTGAAGTAACAAATCTTGCAGATGTTAAGTCTTTTGATACAAGCGATTATGCTACAGCTGCTCAAGGAGCTAAGGCTGATAGCGCACAACAACCGCCATCAGAAGGTGCATTTGCAAATGGAGACAAGACTAAGTTAGATAATATAGAAACAGGAGCTACAGCAGATCAAACAAATGCAGAAATTAGAGCTGGTGCGTTAATGGATTCAGAACTTACAGATTTAGCTGGAGTAAAAGGTGTTACAATAAGTACTCTACAGGTTAAACCATCAGAAGGTGCTTTTGCAAATGGAGACAAGACTAAGTTAGATAATATAGAAACAGGAGCTACAGCAGATCAAACAAATGCAGAAATTAGAGCTGCAGTTGAAGCGGCATCAGACAGTAACGTATTCACGGATGCTGATCATACTAAGCTAAATGGTATAGAAACATCTGCAACCGCTGATCAAACAGCAGGTGAGATTAGAACTTTATTAGGAACTGGTAATGGTAATTTAGTACCAGCAGCAGGATCAGACGGTGAGTTTTTAAAGCATGACGGTACGTTTGGCACTCCAAGTTATACAACTAATACTAACACTCAACTTAGCACCGAACAAGTACAAGACATTGCTGGTCCGTTAGTAGCAACTGGTGGTACTAAAACACTAATTAGCGTTACTTATGATGATGCTAATAATAATATGGATTTTGTTGTAGATAATGATTTATCTAACTATGATAACAGTTCAAGTGGATTTGTAACTTCAGATACTAATACACAGAACTCATACGCGATATCTTGTGTTGATGGAGACAACTCTGATGAAGAAAAAATAAGACTTACTCAAAGTGGTGCTGATGGCGCGGCAACAGATGATGTTGTATTAGAAGCAGGTACTGGTTTAAGTATTGCTAGATCTGGAGATAAGATAACATTTACAAACACTGTATCTGACACAAACACTAATCAATTAACTGAATTTACATTAACAGGTGATAGTGGTAGTAATCAAACAATAGCTCATGGTAATACACTAGACATTGCAGGCGGTAATGCTATCAGTACAGTTGTTGGTGCTACTGATACAGTTACCATTAACCATGACGATACATCGTCTCAAGCTAGTGTTAATAATTCTGGTAGAACTTTTATACAAGATATACAGTTAGATACTTATGGTCACGTAACAAGTATAACTTCTGCAACAGATTCTGATACACATGTTGGCGATATAACAGGAGTTACTATTCAAACGGATGATGAAGGCGTGGCTTCAGACACGGCAGGCTCTGCAGATTTTATTTTATCAGGTGGTGAAGGTATAGATACAAGTTCATCTGGCACTACTATAACTATAGCTGGTGAAGATGCTACAACGTCTAATAAAGGTATTGCTAGTTTTAATAGTAGTCACTTTAGCGTAAGCTCAGGTGCTGTTAGCCTAAGATCACCGGCAATAGCTAATTATTCTTTAGTAAGTTCATCTGGTACCACGACAACTAGTACTACAGCAGGAGAGGCAAATGCAGTAGTAATACCATATGACACAGAAGATTTAGTATCATCTAATAATACTGTAATATTAACAGGTTCAAGTGGTTTGACAGGTATTTCTGGAAGTTCTTATGCTTGGTACTCAGAAACACAAGGTGATTGGGAATATCAATGGAATGTTATGACTAATACAAATATAGTAAACAATAGAATATTAAATGGCGTTAAATTACAAAGAGGTACTCACAATGGCAGTACTATGACTTGGACTGATTATGATCCATCTACTTCTTTTATATATGATAGAGGTACTGGTACTGTGAGAAAAGGATCTACTACAAATCAAACGTTGGTTACACAAGGTGGTACTCAATATTATTGGAGATTAGTAATTTGGAAAGAAGCCGCATCAAATGCCTCAATGAATGCTATAACCGTAGTTACAGGTGTTAGTTTAATAGTAAAACAAATAAGTTAATAAAATATAAAATATGGTATACATAAAAGATAAATATAGAGGTAAAGGTGCACAAATAAGATCAAATTTTATAGCAAGACAAAAAGATTCAGCAAAAAAAGAAAACGCACCTACTGGCCTGACAAATCAACAAAGGGATCAAATTGCTACAGAAAATTTTAGGTCTTTTTCAAATGAAACAGCAAGGGGTCAATCTTTAAATATGACTGGAGCATCTACATTAGCAACAAATCAATTACAATCTAAGATTAGAGGTTTCAAGATAGAAGATGCTAATGTTGCGCTACGAATACTTGATCTACAACAAGGGTCTAGTTTAAATAATATTGTAATTCACAATCATCATACAAGTGAGGCTAATATTAATATTTATTGGAGTCCAGGTGACCAAACAAGAGCTACGTTTGATATATCAACTGGTTTTATAACATCATTCAAAGGAATATCTTTAATAAATTTATACGGAGATAATTTTTCTGCTAACGCTACAGTATCATTAGAAGGTTTAGTTCAACATACATATAGAAATATTTCTAATCCAATAACTTTTTATGCAGTTTCTTCAGTAGTTGGACCAAGCATAACTATTAGCTCAACTGATGAACTATCCCAATGATACATATTGCGTGCCTATATGGTTAAGCAGCTGGACATTCAGAGATAGTAGAAACAAAATTTATACATTAAATAATCAGGTTGTTAAAGGGTATAATAAAGAAGAAATATTTGCTAATCCAAAAATTGTTAATAAACTTGTTAATAAAATTAAAGGAAGACGATCAAAACAAAAGCTTGTTGCCTTAAATTTAACATTAACAAGTCAACACGGTTATGGTGTTGAAGAAAATTAAACAATTTTACAATGTCTTTAAACGATAAAATAAGAGAATATTTATTACAAAATCCTAATTTCTTACGCAGCAAATATGCAGATACAGCAAAAAAATTTGGAACTAATTATGAACAAATTAGAACTATAGCAAGAGCACTTAGAAGAAAAAATCCAGACACAGAACCAAAAGAAAAAGAAGTAATTAATTTTCAAGAAACCAAATCTAGTGCTGTGCTTACTGCAGAAAATTGCACAAGAGTTAAATCACTAGAAGATTTATTAGCAGCATGTGAGGTGGATTTGGATTTGTGGGATGTTGAAAAATATGATATAGGTACTTATGAGGTAACTGGTTTTGATAATGATCGTAACCCTGTTACTGTTACTATGTATAGAACAAAAGCGTGGTTAAAAAAAATAAAACAAGATTTAAATATAAAAAAAATAAAACAAGAACTTATTGAAGACTTACGTAATATATCGCCAATAGTTTCAAAAAAAGATAGAAAAAGACCAAATGATAGAAAAGATTTACATTTATTAGAAATATCTGCATTTGATTTACATTTAGGTAAAATAGGAATAAAAGGAGATGAGTATAGTTTAAAAATAGCTGAAAAACGTCTTTTAAACGCCGTAGAGCACCTTTTGTATAGGGCTAAAGGGTTTTACATAGATAAGATACTTTTTATCGTAGGACAAGATTTATTGAATTCTGATGGTGATTGGCCAATACCATCTACTACAAAAGGAACGCCACAGTTTAACAGTGATTACCATATAGATATGTATAGATCAGCTAGAAAGCTAATGATAAAGGCTATAGATATATTAAGTGAAGTTGCTGATGTTCATGTTATGGTAATACCAGGTAATCACGACAGAGAATCTGTAATGCATTTAGGAGATACATTAGAGTTGTATTATGATAATAATGAAAATGTAAAAGTGGACAATGGAGATTGCTTAATGAAAGCTTTACCATACGGTAATAATCTTATTATATCAGATCATGGTGACGGTCCAAAAACAAATGACCTGCCAGGTATTATAGCTCAAAGATTTAAGAATCTATGGAGCAATACAGTATATGTTGAAGTACATAGAGGCCATTATCATACCAATAAAGCTATGAAATTACAAGCAATAGAAGAATTGAACGGTATAACTGTTAGAAATTTATCTTCTATGTCTGCCACAGATTATTGGCATGATAGTAAGGGTTTTATAGGTAATATTAAAAAAGCACAAGCTTTTATATATAGTAGACAAAATGGTTTACAAGGTATATTAAACTACAACGTTAGCATTTAATTTTTATTTTACTCATACCAAACTTTATATACTTTTACACCGTTATAAGTGATACATGCGAGTTCTTTTCTTTTTATTTTTTGTGTCACTATCTGACTTGGGTCCATGTATTTCGGATTTTTGCTGTTTAGTTTTCTTTTTTTCGGCATAATTATTCAAATTATTAATTAATGATTTATTTTGATCTGTTTTTACAAAATCATACACATACGCTATAATTATAAATAACGTAAATAAAAGTATAAAATAAGCTACGTATTGCATTTTTCTAATTTTTCTAGTTCAAATTGTAAATGTGCTATTGCTTTTTTTATACAATCAACTGGAGATGTATGTTTGCGGTTAGCACGTAAAAGATAAGTCACTGCAGTCCCGCAGTTGTAAGAAAGATCAAAATCTTCTACAACTTTACGGGCTTCATATTTATGTATTTTTCCTATATAATAAGAAGGTATTCTTTTGTCTACAGTTGTATCAGCAATATAGCCGTTTCTACCTACCTCCCAATAGTATTTATTGTGTTCTGTCATTAGTCTAGTTTAGTTTTAAAGTGATCTATAATTTTATTCATTTGTCTTTTATAAAACAATTCAAAATCTACATATTCCATTTGCCCTGTATCTCCATTTATAGATTTTGGTTGTGTTTTTTCCCATAGTTTATACAATACACCACGCATTCTTTGACTAGGTGTTTTTTCATTAAACTCATTAGTTGCTGTAGCTTTTTCTACAGCATCAATTTGATCTTGATTAATGTTATTTGTAGATATTAATACATATCCTGGTTTTTTGATTAAACTAAAAAGGTTAACCATAGTTTCGTGTGCTAACTCAGGAGTACCTACGAATATACGTAGGCTCCCGTCAGCTAAGGTGCTAACTTTATCTATACCACCTTCAAATACAACTGAATGTTTCATAATATATCTTCTGTCATTATGTGAATAGTTCGTTTTGATTTTTTGTCCAAGTAATCAAATCCTTGACCTGGCCAATAATTATTATCTAAACAGTATTTGTATATTTCTAGATCTCTATTGTATAGTTCTCTTCCTCTATCTATTAGATCATCACCTAACTGCACAATACTTATACTATACGGTTTAGTTTTTTCTACCGCTACTATATAATATTCATCTGCTTTGACAGCATCCATATAAAATGCTGCTTGTTTGTGATAGTTATATCTTTTGATAGCTTTAGCAAAACCATAGTAAGATGTATCTTTAGTAGTTTTTAGGTCTACAATAATATTTCTTTCTTTATCAAATACGTCTAGCATACCTTTGCAATTTACATCATATTCTTCATTATGCCAAACAACTATATGTTCTTTTTCTCCATTAGATAATAGCTGTACAGCATCACTATCTTGAAATAATTTGCTTGTTATCTCCTGTATAGTATCATGATCTTCTTGTGATAATAAAGTTTTGAACATATGTTTGTTAGTAAATGCTTCAAAATCTTCTTTACCCTGCTTAGTTCTTTTGTCAAATTTAGGCATAACTACATAATGTTTGCTGTATTCTTCAGGCTGTAAAACTTGCATATGTAAAGCAGATCCAAATTTCATAGCTGCAGAAGCAGGCTGTGGATTTTGTATCATGTGTTTAAAATATTCAGGCGATTTACCTGTTAAATTATTCAGCATACTATTTGTTACATGCTCTGTATCAATATAATAGCTGTCGTGATCAATATTGTGATTATTAATTAATTTCATATATTTTATTTTAAAGACATCAAGACCCTACCGAAGTAGGGCCCTAATGAATCAAAACAAAAACCATGTGAACATGGATAAGAAAGCAGTACAAAAGTACTAAATATATTCTTTGCTCCCTATTCTTTCTCTTTTTTGTTTTGAACTTTCTGTTTTTCTTTTAATCTTTCTTGTATATCTTTCTCTAGACGATCATCTATCTCTTGCATTCTTTTTAGAATTTTATCTGATTCTGGTATTTGCTCACAATATTCATTCAAACTTTTTCTGAAACTTTCTACTTCGTTTTTGGAAAATTTGCCTGATGAAGTATAATCTTTATGTACCCATGTTAATAAAGCTACTTCATGTGATTTTAATGCTTCTGACATAGATTTTAGTGTTTCATTGATTTGTTTTTCTACTTTATAGGTTTTACCCATAACTTTAATTTCAATTTTTTCAGTTTTTGTTGTCATTTAATTCTTTTTTTAATTGTTTTATTTTTGATTTAAGTTTATCATTATTATCTAGTAGTATGTCTACAAGTTGTTTATTTCTTTCAATATCTGATAGTATTGGAGATTTGTAATATTCTGCTAAATTTTCTTTATGTTCAATTAAACACTCTTCTGCTACATCATAATATCTTCTTATGTATGGGTATATTTTTAGAAAATTTTCTATTGTTTTTACAGCATGCATTACAGTAGCGTGGTTTTTATCAAAAGCTTGAGCTATTTTGTGTAAAGTCATACCAAGTGATCTACGCAAAGTATACATTAACACCATTCTTTTTTCTACTAAATCTCTTTTGCGTGATTGTCCACATAATTCTTCAACAGATATATCTACCTCTGCAGCATAGTCTGTAAAATAATCTATTAGGCTTTGATTATCTGTCATATCACTTCTATTTTAACACCAGCATTATTTTTATCTACAGAATATATGCCAAAGCTAGGTATTATATTTTCACAGTTATCATTTTCTACGTAGCCATAATGTTCCATAAGATCCTGTATAGTTTGACAAGGGTTTATATAATCAAATTTACGTTTAGTATCTCTAATAAATGTAAATTTTATATTATAAGGTTTTTGTTTGTTTTGTATCAATTGTAAAAATTTTTTTTTGTTTTTCATCCAGTCTGCTTTTGTTTCTTTTATGTAATTTCTAACTGTTTTAGAATGTACTAAATACTTGCCTGTCCATTGTTTACTATTTTTGCTAGACGGCACATTCTTTGGTATAAAAATTGCACACATTTGACAAATATAGTAAAAAAAATAAAGAGTTGCACCCATGATGTTCTTACGACTAGAATAGAGGAATTTGGCGCATTTAAGTCTTAAAAAACTAACTAGTAGTTTTACCTGATACTCTAGGGATTTGTTATCTCTTTATTTTATTTTATTTAGAACGGCATATCATCATCAGCATCTTGTGCTACTGCTTTCGCTCTGCCCCATGATGCATGTTTAACATTAAACTCAGCCATTTCTTCTTCAGTCAAAGTCTTGTTCATATCATTATTATATGTACATTTACCTCCAACTTTAGAAGACCATCTGTATTTAACAGCTGTCCTTATAACAGGCTCTTCTGTTTCTTTATTAATACCTATATATTCTTCTGATATAAAAGCTATCATTAAATCTTGATGTATAGCTTCGTTCATAGCAGTGCTATCATCACTAAAGTCTTTTACACCTGCATTAATAAGAAAGTCTTTAATTTGTTTAGTTTTCCATTCTTTAGTAGATGGTTTGTCAGATTCTTTTACAACCCAAAACCTACATCTACCTACTTTGCCATTTGTACTTTTTACAGTATACTGTATAAATGGAGAGCCATTATAATTTTCAAGATTATCGGATGATGTAAGTCCTGTGATTTTGCAATGATGAGCTCCAGGTTCAATATATTCTACTTTTTCACCTTGTGTTCTTGTAGTAGTTGTTGTGTTTAAATTAAAAGGTAATGCCATATTTATTTATTAATTAGTTCTTGTACTTTGTTTAACTTTTTTTTGATTTCAATATACTCTAATTTATAATACTGATTATTTTGTCTTAATCTTGAATTTTCTTTTTTAAGATCATGTAAATCATTAATTAACTCATCTCTTGAATGTTCTATAGGTGTGTTAATACTGTTTTTTGGTAATGCTGGTGCATATTCTTGTTTTTCCATTATTTATTGTTTTTGATTTTTATTTATTTTTAATTCTTCATACAGATCATATCCATAAGATTCTTGGTGTTCATCGTCTTCATTAAATCTGTCATAAACAACACCTTCTATGTCAAACTTGATTTGTATGTAATCTCCACTAGGTAAATATATATATCTATATTTTTTATTTTCCATTTTTGATTTTCCAGTTAATATATTTAGTTAATGTATCTCCATCAAAGATAATCTTATCTTTTTCAGGAGCATATGGATAGTCCTTCCCTTTCCATTGTTTAGTTTGTAGCGTTTGTATTGGTAATCTGTATAAAAATCTACCTATACCCCACTCTACACATGCACGTTTAAATGCATCTGATACGTGACCTTTGTCTTTTTCTACTTTAGTTTCTGATCCTGTGTCTGATTTCCACACCCATTTACCATATTCTTCAGCACCAGTTTCTGGACAATATATACCTACTTTACAAAACAATAATCCGCTTGCTTCGTAAAATATACTTTGCCAGTTTTCTGGACCACATACTTCGTCTAATATATCCATGCAGTCTCTAGCGTCTATATACGCTACACAGGTAGTTTTTCCGTATTTAGTGGACTGTACACGCCACTTATACGGTAGTTCTTTCTTTAGATCGTTTAAATTCATTTTTGTTTTCTTTACTTTGTTTTTTCATTTTTCTAATAGCTGCAGCTGCAACTACAAATTTTACAAAACGTCTTATCATAACGTTCTTACCTTTTAGTAATAGGGTAATACCTATTTCTTTAAATGTAAGTATAAGAACCTCTTTGACAAGTTTTTTGTTAATGCCTAGATCGTAAGCAATCTCATTAATTATGGATAAAAACTTAGATTTTTGCTTATCTTTCTTATTCATTAGAAAGCAAATATAATATTTTTTTATTTATCATAAAAAATTTGAACAGCTAAATAAAGGGGTACCATAATTAGTGCTGCTACAAACAAACTAAGTATTATACGCCATGTAAAATATATAATTGTGCCAAGAACAACAGTTATTATAAGAGGATATTCTTTTATTATTTTCTGTTTATTCATAATCAATAAATTTTGTTATTGCACTTTTGAATTTTAAAGTAACTTCACCTACACCAATGTTTCTACCTTTTGCAAATATTATATTGGCAGTGCCTTTACTTTCTTTGCCGTTATCATTGAATTCTATACCGTAGTATTCTGGACGATAGATAAGCATTACAACATCTGCTGCTTGTTCTATTTCACCTGATTCTCTAAGATCGGCTAGTGTTGGTTTGCTATTATTACGCATACCCACACCTCTGTTAAGCTGGCTTAGTGCGATTACAGTAATATTTAATTCTTTTGCTAAATTTTTTAGTGTTCTAGCTACCTTACTAACTTCCTGTTCGCGACTACCTGCTTTGTTTTTTGAACTTACTAACTGTAAGTAATCAATCATGACTAATTTAACTTTTTTTGTTTTAACATATTCTTTTATTCTATGCACTAAATATGACAATGATGTAAGATTACCTTCATCTATATTCAAAGGTATTTTTTCTATTTCTCCTATAGATTTATGTATTCTTTTTAATTCATCATTATTTAATGTGCCATTGGTTATGTATTTATTATTTATTTCTGACTCCATAGAAGCCAGTCTTCTTATTAACTGTAAAGCTGACATTTCATAAGAAAATATTACAGTAGGTGTATTTGTATATTTAGCTGCATTGTATGCTAGAGCTAAAGCAAAACTTGTTTTACCCATAGATGAGGCACCACCTACTATAATAAGATCTGTTTCTTGCCAACCTCCTGTAAACCTATCAATATCTTTAAATCCTGAAGCTATACCTAACAAACCATCTGTATTCATACGAACTTCTACGTCTTTTAAAAAAACAGTAATTTGTTTACTAATATCTCCAAGTTGCTCAGGTTGTCCTATTTGCAGTTTTGACATTTCGCTTGTCAGCTTACCTACAATAAGTTCAAGTTCTTCATGATTAGATAATTGATTGTGTACATTATGTACAATGCCTGATAAAGTTCTTTTTTGAAAATTTTCAGTTAACACTCCTATACAAGTTAAAGCTTCCATAAATTCAAAAGCTTTATCTGCCATTTGTGATAATTGAAATACTACGTTTTTTCCTTTTATTAGTTTACCTACAGTTAATAAATCTATAGTTCTGTTGTCATCATGTAGATTTAAAAGAGCATGAAAAGTTGCTCTATTAAAGTCATCCTCAAATAAATCTACATGTAGTAGTTTGTGAAACTTGTCAATTAATTTTGGTTCAACTATTAATTTACCAAGAAGAGTTTGTTCTATATCATAGTCGTTCATTTTGATTTTTGTTTGAACCAACAAATATATAATTATTTACAAAACTAACGTCTTTCGTCAGCCATCATTTCTAAATAATTTTCTCTTTGTATAGCTTCATACTCATAATCTTCAATAGCTTCACAACCTTCACCACAGTATGAGCATCTGTACTCTGACTCGTCCACTCTTTTTCCACAGCAATTGCTTACCATGTCATATCCATAGCCATCATCTGCTGGATTACTTAATTTCCATTGATCGTAATTCATTTTTTCCAATTTTCTTTAATTATTATATCATTGTGAGTTATCATCCATTGACAATGCAAAGGTTTGTGACCCATTTCTATTAATAGGTCACTTACCTCATCGTCTAATATTCTTTCATCTAAAGTATACATGTAAGTAATGTCTTTGAAAAAATCTAATACTATTAGTTTCATGCTATTTCTTTTTTTAATGCAATAAATTTTTCAGGTTTACCATCAAATATAATCTCTTTAGCCCAAATATCATATATACGCATGTGCACTTTTCCATCTTTTTTATAAATAGTGTAAGTATATTCTTCGCCACAATCTTTGTCATCAGGATGATGTATGTATATATTTCCAATACCATCTTTGTAATGTGCAATTATTTGAGCCGCCAAACATCCCATACCATTCGCAGAAGGTTTAGGATCAGTAATACTATAACCATTGACAATATTAAAATCTTGCAAAAATTCAGCAAGCTCCATGCCATGACCACTAGGATACCCATCATACTGACGATACATACAAAGTATGTTTTTTGTTGTTTTATGTACTTCATTATTATTTTCTTCATCTGCTACGCATGTTTCATAAGATTCTTCTATGTAAGTTAAGCTTCTTGTTCCCATAATTATTTCGTTTTAGATTTAGTTTTTTTTAATTCTTTTTCTAATTCTTTTGTTGTTTTGTTTTCTTTAATCATTTTTTTAATTATACCAAAATATCTTTGTGATAATTCATCCATAATTTTAGTGTTTTATTAGTCCTACTTTGTTATTTTTATTAAACCATTTTGTAGCATACAGATCTATTTTAGATGCATTGATATAATTATTATTTAGCAATTCTTGATAATTATCAAATATTTTTGTATGTCTATCTATTTTTCTGTTAATCAGATGTTTTTGTTTACCGCTATCAGAAAATATGATATCATAGTTATCTGGTAGCTTAGCTTCTTTGAGCATTTTTACGCAATTAGTATAGCTGTAGAACTTAACTGCGTGATGCATTACTGCAAGATCTATCCACTTTTGTAAATACTTAGGTGAATAGTAATCGCCAGAGTCATGTACACGTACAAAGTCTGGTTGTTTTTTTATAATTTCTTTGGACATAGCTTCTACAAACTGATCTGTAAGTGTAAGCTGGTAACGTTTCTCAAAGGCAGGTTGTACATTACTCCATATGTAAGCACCTTTCTTTGCGTAACAAAACTTTACACACTCGTCAGCAAAAGGGCAAGTTAGCTTACCACTAGCAGATTTGTATGCAGGTATACCAAAGTTGTATACTTTTACGCCAAGCTCTTTAGATGTTTTTTTAAGCTTGCTGTTCTGTGTCAGTAAGTTCATGTATTTCCCAATTATCGTTAGATACATCCATTTGTTCTAGTTCTTTTTCAGCTATTAGATCCCATACACCTATATCTCCTGCTGATATTTTATCATCAATAATATCCATATGATTTCTACCATCATCTGGAAAATGTAATTTTATATATGTAGTGTATGTTCTACTAATTGCTACTTCATATGTTTTCATAATAATAACTTTTAATTCTTTCTATTATACCTCTGCCATTCGCAGTATGAAACCCATAACTATGCGTATACAAAGAAGGTATTGGTTTATTTTCAATTAACAAATATAATAAATCCCACTCATCAGAATAATCCATATCCTGTTGTGTTTGATTTATAGCCTCTGCTAATGCATAAGGATCGTGTCTTAATGCTTCTTTTCCATATGTTTTGCATATGTATTTTTCTACATCTAATGCTGTCATAGTTCTAATTTTATTTGTTTATGTGATTCTGTATCCCATTCGTAATAGTATAGTGTATATGTTTTATCTCTACCAAACTTATCAGGAAACGTTTGTTCTCCAAGTAATGGAGTGTTTTGATCTATAGTCATTTTCTTGTTACTATGTTCAACAAGTATTTTTGTATTATTGTACTTATACGGCAAAGCCACAAGCTGTTTGTCCTTGTGATCTGGACCTAGCTTGTAGCCTGGTATAAGTTTTTTAAGAAGATATGGTTTCATTCCGATGTAATTAATAATACTTCTCCATCTTCTTCGTAACCACTTATCCCTTTATTATATTCTTCTACATCTACAACCCAATAGTTTGTAGGATCATTAGAATTTTGTTGAAAAGTGTTTACTTGTAAGTCTGGATCGCATTCTTGTAATAATTTAATTAGCTCTATTACTTTCATATAATATTCATAAATAACGTTATACTTTCATCTCCGTCATCCCACACTTCTATATTGTTAAAAATAACGTCCAAGTCTGTATCCTCTCCATTAGTTTTATTTCCTAATAAATGTATATACTTATCTTGATTTTCTACTTGTTGTAGTTCTTTAATTAGTTCTATTACTGTCATGATTTTTTTAATTTTGATTCCAAAATTTCTATATATTTCATTAACGCATTTATATAGTATACATCGTCAGACTTTAACTCTTCTAATCTAAATCCGTTAAAGTAATTAAATGCATCATCTACCTGATCTATAAGTTTTCTACCCATTTACTTTGCTTTTATAAGTTGTTCTATTCTTTTTAGAGTCAACGTGTACAACGCTTTTAAGCGTCCATAACGCTGTTTCTTTCTTAACAGTAGCGTAGCATTCCTGTATAAGTTCTTGCCTTTGTTCTTCAATAGATCTTGTAGGATCCACAGTAATACTTTGACCATAATTAATCTTAATAGCTTCAAAGTTACCGATGTTAATAGTTTTGCTGACATTAAATGATATTGTATTAGTTTCCATAATTTATTTTTTAAAATAGTTTAATAATTCAGTTAAGTTTAAATAATATATAGACCATCCATCTACAGTACAGTGTACTTCCCATTTGTCTGTATTTGCTCTTCTTATTAATTTTGTTGAAAGTCCTTTTTTAATTTCTAAGTGTTCATTCATACTCATTGATAAAAATTTTTTTTTCATAATTAATTTTTAAAGTTTTTATTGTACCATTGTTTCATAGAATTAAGTT